CTAGCGCAGACCCTTACACGGTGATTGACCTTGACAACCCTTCAAAGGATGCACAGGGCAACGCGCTAAGCGAGGATGAAACCCGCGACATAATAGCGCAGCACAACGAAGCGGTTTCACGCTTTGACAGTTACACGGAAATTAGCCCCAGTGGCGTAGGCGCGCATATCTGGCTACGCGGCAAGGTTCCGGCAGGCCGCAGGCGTAACAAGCTCGAAATTTATTCCGATCAACGTTATATGACGGTTACGGGCAACGTCTGGCTTGACAAGCCGATAGCGGAGCGGGCAGAACAGCTTGCACACCTTTATGAGCTTATGGGCGTCTCTACGGTTGCCGTTTACGACGCGAGCGGAGCGCCGCAGTCCGAAGATGATTTGGCGATTTATAACCGCGCCGCCACAGCCGAAAACGGGGCGCACTTCCTCGCGCTCTGGCAAGGCGACTTAACCGGCTACCCGTCGCAGTCGGAAGCAGACCAAGCCCTTACAAATTTGTTGCAGTTCTACAGTAAGAACCGCGACCAAATCAAACGGCTGTTTATGCAGTCGGCTCTAGGCCAGAGGGCTAAGGCTAGCCGCAAGGATTATGTAGACCGCAACATTACCAAGGCTTTCGACAACGAAACCCCTCCGGTAGACCTAGACCACGCGGCAAATCAGCTTCGGGAAGTCCTCGCACGGAAGGCCGCAGGGGCACTTGTGGGCGCTTCGCAAGAATGGCAGGCCATAGCAGCCCCGGAACCCGAACAGCCCGCCGCTAGCGCCGCGTCTGTGTACGGAGTGCCCCCCGGCCTGCTAGGCGAGATTGCGCAATATATCTATGGAGCGGCCCCGCGCCCGGTTGGCGAAATTGCCTTGACCGGCGCAATCGGTTTCCTTGCTGGCGTGACAGGCCGCGCTTATAATGTCTCTGGCTCTGGCCTTAATCAGTATGTCTTGCTCTTGGCCCCTTCCGGCATTGGCAAAGACGCTATTAGCTCCGGTATCTCTGCGCTCATTCAAGCCATGCAAAGGGCGGGCTGTGGCGTAGCCGACGAATATTTAGGCCCGTCCATGCTTCCTTCGGGGCAGGGGCTTATTCGCCATCTTTCAAAGCGCAAATCGTGCGTTTCAGTTATTGGCGAATTTGGCCTTCGGATGCAGCGAATGATGGTTAAGAACGCCTCTAGCTCTGAAATTGGGCTTAAGCAGTTGCTCTTAGACCTTTACGGCAAATCAGGCCGCAACGGCGTTCTAGGTTCGTCGGCTTATTCAGATAGCGATAAAAATGTTGCGGCAATTTCGCGCCCCGCTTATTCGATCATTGGCGAAAGTACGCAGTCAGAGTTTTACAAGTCGATTGACGAAGCGTCTTTTGCGTCTGGACTTATTCCCCGCTTTACGCTTATTGAATACGAAGGCGAGCGCCCTAACTTCAACCATAACCGCAACTCCCAAGTTTCGGAACGGCTTGCAAAAACGCTAGCCGATATTGGCGCTCATTCAATGATGACAAACGTTAATGCGGACCCTACCAAAAATTGCATTGACTTCGTTATGTCACCCGAAGCCGAAGCCGTCTTGCAAGCCTTCCTCGCTTACACAGACCAAGAATGGAACCGCACGAAAGACGACGCAGGCCACGAGGTTTGGTCTAGGGCTTGGCTCAAAGCCGCGAAGCTTTCCGCCCTCGCTAGCTTCAAGCATGACAACTGGCAGACGCCCACAGTGACACTAGAGGCCGCTAAGTGGGCTTGCGCTTTCGTTGACTTTGAAGTGCGCAAGACACTCGAAACGTACCACGGCGGGAAGCTTGGGCAGGCCGCTACGTTTGATAGCGAACAGCTAGACCATATGCGTAAATCTATCGGTAAATACATTGCAGGCGACGTTAAGCCGGGCGCTTATGAGAATTACCGTTTATCCGGTTGCGTTACGAAAAGTTGGATAGATCAACGTTGCGCTCCTTATGCGGCTTTCAAAAATGACAGGCTTGGAACTAACGCCGCTATTAAAAAGATCATTACGCAGCTTGTAGAGCATGGCGCTTTGAAGCCGCTAAGCGGCGCGCAAGCCGAAAAGCAGTTCAATAGCTCTGCTTTTGCTTACGCTATCGTTAACACGAGCTATTTTTTGATGGGAAGGGCACTCTGATTTAAGGCTCTATAAGGCTTAAAAATGGATTTTTAATAGGTTTTCCGGGGCTTTTAGCCATTTACGTTTTTAGGATGCTCTAACACACAAAAAGAAAGAAAAACTTAAAAACCTTAAAAACCTTAAAACCCGTTAAAAACATACAAAAACAATTAAAATACATTAAAAATATATATATGTATATAGTTAGAGTAGAGCTAAGGCTAACACTTACGGTAAGAATGGGCTGGCAATGCTGGAATTTACTGAAGTTACATTCTATGACAAGACAATAAAAGCTTGGGCATGTCGCGGCGCAATCAATTTGTATATGATACTTTACAGCGCAGAATGTCAGGCGTATTTTGTTCTTGTGCGGGCTTACGACAGTAGCGAGCTTGAACAGTTGCCGGTTATGTATAAGACACAAACGCGAGCGGTTAAGGCTGCGTCCGTACACGCAAAGAGGACAGCATGACAGAGCTACATTTTGAAGGCAAAGGCCGCAGCTTGGTTGTGCGCAAGGTAACTGTGGGCGGATATATGCGGGTAAACGTTTCGCGCGAAAACAGCTATGGCCCCGGCTACTCACCAAAGGGCGGGGGCTGGCGTGTGATTGAAGCTGGCGATTATCTTTTTCAGTTTAAGAGCAAGGCTAAGGCGATTGCATACGCAAAGGGCTTGACAGGCGCTATACGCAAGGCTAAAGCTGTTGACAACGAGGGGGGCTTGATATGCCGTATGACACGCAACTAGCTAACGCAATAAGCAGCTTTGCAGCAATGCCAGAGTTTACGGCGGTTTGCTACGTCGCGGCTGCGGCGGTAATCGTTGCAATCTTCGTAATCGAATTTGTGCGTAGCCGTATGGAGCGCAAGCCGCGCTTTCGCAATCGTCGGCTTGAAGTTATCGCACAAGTTGAAGCTAGGCGGGCTGCGGCCCGCGCTGCACAATGGAGGGGCTAACTGTGAAACGCAAGGACGGGCAACAGCGGCAAGACGCTGTTTATAAGCTTCTCGCGCAAGGCAAGACGAACAAGGAAATAGCATATCGGTTAGGCATGACTTATGATAGCGTTGTGCATAACGTTGAATGCTGCTTAAGGCAGTATGGCGCTAGCAATCGCGTAATTCTTGCGCTGAAATATCATAACATTTACGTAGAGGCGAAATAAATGTCTAACAGGATTAAGGATTTGCAAGAGGCAGTCCGTGAACGCTTGCACTCATACGAGGAAGCGCAAGCCGTGCAGCTAAACATTGCAGCCGAAGCTAACGCCGCTACGGCGTCCGTTCGCCGCATGTATCGCGCTCTTGCCACGGCGCAAGCCCGACTTGAGGTTGCCAAGGAAAACGCCAATGATCGTTAAGTTGGCCTTCGTCGCCTTCGCTAGCTTGCTGGCTAGCGAAGCTGCGGTTTTGTTCTATCATGCGGCCTTGAACTTTTGGAGCGCGAACAATGGTTGATAAACTTCTCGCGCTTAATGACGCGGCTGCGGCCATTATCAAAGCTCGCGCGGAACTGTTGCAGGCTGAAGCCGACGAACGCACGGCTTCGCGCAAGACGTTTCAGGCTAGACAGGCTTTGTTAACGGCAGAGGATAACTTTAATAGGGCAGATGCGGAGTATATGAAATGACCGCATTAACCACTAAAAAGATCGAGATCGAACGTCTGAAGCTGGAAGTGGCCGACTTAAACGAGGGCTTGACCATCGCCTATATGCAAGGCGCGGAAAGCGTCAAGGCCGAGCGGGACGCGGCCATTGCCGATGCCCTCGCCCTCGCGAATGAAATGCAGGCGTGCGGGGAAGAAACCGAGCGGGTCCGCAAGCAGCGCGATAGGCTGCGGAAGGCGCTCCAACCATTCGCGAATGTTGCCTATTTGGTCGATGAGAATAACCCTGACTGCGATCTCGCCGCCACCATCGCCTGCAACGATTTATCGACGCGGCATATCCTCAACGCCCGCGCCGCTCTTGAAGCCGCCGAGGCCGCGCGAAAGGATGTGCATACTGCGCACACCCCTCTTTGGCGGCAGATCGAGGAAATCGAAAAGCGCCTAATGGCGCAATTAGGCTTCCCCAACAGCGCCTCTCACAAGAGCGCGTTCGATCAGTTCGCCAACGAGTTGAGCAGACTGCTCGCCGCCAGCCCCGCCGCGCCGTTTGCTGCTCCCACGGCTGAATGGTACAGGCGCGCCGCCGAACGTGAGGGCGATCAAGAGGTAAGCGCCGGAATTTGTTTCGATAGCCCTGTGTCCAAGCAAGAGCGCGACCGACTGATAGCGAGCGGCGCGCTTCCCGCCACTACCGAGGGAGGCGACAGACGTTCTTATGAGGGCGGGATGCGAAGGGCTGCGGAAAAGATCGAAGACAACGATAGGGGCGTTTCCGCAGAGATTGCCCGCGCCGCCGCCTATGAGCGCGGCAGACATGCGGGGCTGCGCGAGGCGGCAGAGATTGCGAAAGCCTACGCGCAGAAGTGGGCCGAAGCCACAAAGCGCGCGTGGTCAGGGGTAGGCGAGGCTTTTTGTGAAAGCGCGGCGAGTTCGGGAAACGAACTTGCGACCGCTATCGAAGCCCGCATCAAAGAAGGGCAAGCAAATGGAAATTGAAACACGTATCGAACGCAATTTTACGGAGCAAGAGCTAAGCGAGTTTCTTAGCAGCTTTGTAGGCGAAGTAAACACGCAAGAGGTACGCGCGGCAATCGCTAAATGGATTAACGACAGAACTTCAATCGTAGTAGAGGTAACACAATGATGAACTATGATGATCTTGTGCGCGTCGCGAATGTTCCGACGCAAACAAACGACCTTAACAAAGCAGCGGCAGACCTTAACAAAGCAGCCGCAGCCGTTAAAGAAGCTCGCATTACGGCCCAAAAAGCCCTTAACGCGGTAGAGTTAGCTTGTAGGGTTAGCCGGGAAGCAAAGGCAGAGCTTGACGCTCGCATAACAGCGTTTAATGATCTTTGTTCTAATGCTACAGGGCTTGCTAAGTGATAACCCCGGAAATGCTAGCCCGTTCGGGCACAGAGGACGCGGAGCAATCTGCGCTATTTTGCTGGCTGGCTCTGCAACGGGTTCCGGCCATGCGGCTAGCCTTCGCAATCCCGAACGGGGGCAAGCGCGACAAGATAACAGCCGCGAAGCTGAAGGCCACAGGGGTTAAAGCCGGGGTTCCAGACATTATGCTACCTGTCGCAATGGGCGATTTTCACGGCTTGTTTATCGAGCTAAAGCGGCAAGCTAGCTTTAAGACCGGCAAGCGCGGCGCTCTGATCATTGACCGGGCCGCAGGAACCGCTAGCGACGCGCAAGACGGCTGGTTAGACGATTTGCGGGGGCAGGGGTACCGGGTTGCGGTTTGTGAGGGCTGGCTAAGCGCCGCTCGCGAAATAACCGACTATCTAGACCACGAGTAGGGGGCGAAAAATGGAAATGCTAGGGACAATCGCCCTTGCCTGCGGAGCAACCTTCTACCTTATCCTTGCTGCGTCTATCGTAAGCGCCGCATTAAAACGAAGTCGCAGACGCAAGCCAGACCGCTACGCGCGCGCTTATGAGCTACTAGCGGAAAACAAGCTAAAAGCCGAAGCTCTACAGGTTGCGATTGACGATTACCGCAAACGCTTTCCTGAATGAACGATCTAGCCCGGTTCGCAAGCGCCGGGCTAATTTATTTGCGTAAGCCAACTTGACGCTTGACAACTGGCTAACGCGGGCTTAGGTTCGCGTTAGTCGAATGGAGCTAAGCAAATGTCTACACACGTCGCAACCGTAAACGCCTTCGCAAACAAGTTCGGCGGTTTCACTGGCGCAATCCGCAACGAAGCTACCAAGGTTGTAACGCGCGAACGGTTCGCGACCTACGACGAAGCGAGGAATTGGGTTAAGGCTACCGCTTGGGAAGTCTGCGGCCCGGTTCGCTTCGCAGCTATGCCCCGCAAAGGCGAATATTTTGCGAACGTTTGGAGCGCCTGAAATGAAAACCGCAACCCGCTACGTAATCCGCATGACGCTCGCCAAGAATGGCGAAGTGCGCGAAAGCCGGGCCTATACGGCGCGCGAAGTTAAGGCCCACGTTAAGGCTATCGGGGCGTCAATCCTGTTTAGCAGCGTAAAAGTTCGCGAACTGGCAAGGGGTTAAGGCAATGTATCTTCTTATTTATAAGGTTTACCAACAATCCACATGGAACGCTCATAACGTTTTGTTTGATACACGAGAAGCGGCACAAACCCAAGGCGATAGGATGAAAAGCAAGGGGACTTACGCTATTCGCGTAATTTTCATCGAAATAGAACACTATGAGCGTTGACAACGCAAACGGCTTGGGCTAGGTTGTGTGCATGGACAACGGAGTTAAGCAAATGACAACCCCATATACGCGCCTTCCCCGCACGTCGCCCTATCAGAGCCAGACAACCGCAGAGCTTGAGCGGCTTGTTAGCATTTGGGAACCGCAAAGCATTGCAGACCCATCTATGGGGCGTTGGGATAATTCATTAACGTTTCGCCATAAAATTGCGAGCGTTAAAGCGGAGATTGCATTTAGGGCTGCAAATCCGGGCAGCTACGAAGCAGAGCAAGCACTCGAAGCTATTGGAAAAACGAAGTTTGGTTGGTGAAAGCCCACTAGCCCCCCTGAAAAGCCCTCTTGAACCGGCCCAAGGCTAGCTCAAGGGGGCTTTCGCTGTAGGCTCTAGCCGGAACAACCGCGACAGGGCTTGATTGTAAAGCTTGGGTTCCGGTTCGCGGCCCATTTTCGGACTTAGTAGGTTGCGGAACGTTGAAGGCATAGGCGTTGCTCGATCTAAGGACGCGCCAACGCCACGCGGGCAGGCCCGGCAAGCCCTCGCAACGTTCGCGAACCCTGCGGAGCCTGTGCGACCACGAAAGCAGCCCTGCCCCCTCTAGCGCCTTCAGAGCGGCCCCGACAGTTGATCGCGCGCAACCCGCCCGCTCCGCAATCGCTTCGTAGCTTGGAAAGCATAGCCCCTTGGCTGCGTTGTGGAAACCGTACAAGAGCGCCCCAAGGACGGCATAGGCTTTAGCCGTGACAACCCCGTAAGCGCAGCCCTTGGCCCGGTTGCGCATCATGCCACGCGCCAGCGTCATTAATCGGGCCTTGGCCTCGCGGTCTAGAGGCTGCGGCTTGCCATAGCCGAAAGCCTTCTGCCTTACCGGGCGTAAGTGTTTGGAAATGAACATAGAACTACCTTCGCGGGTTGGGGCCACGTTCGGAAGGGTTGAAAACCGGGCAAAGCTTCGCCGCTAGCGAAAATTGGCCTTTTCGCTTGACTTGTTCGCGAGCTTGAAGGAAAGTCGGGTTGTCTAGGCCCTTGTGACTTTCCCCCGGTTTGCTCCGGTATGCAGCCCGCCCTCGTGGCGGGTTTTGCTATTCTGGCGTCTGGCGTCTCCTTAACCTTCGCAGCCGACTCGCGCGCATAGCTCGCGCGGGCGCTCTAGCTTGCCTGATTTGCGGCTTAGCGGCAACCCTGCAAATTTGACGCGGCCCCCTAGGCTTTCGCCCGAATAAGTGCTAAAAATTTAGTGTCAATAGGGAGAGGTTAACAAATGTTTATCATTTTGCCGAATAAGGCCCGCCTAGCTGTTGCCCACATTGTCAGCTACGAACCGCATGGAACAAGCGGGGTTCATATCGAGACGATAGCCGGGGCGATAATCCTTGAGAACATTACGGTCGAAAGGCTAGACGCGGCGATAGCCCGAATAAACATCGCCGCAGCGGCCCGCAGCCCTTTGGCCCCAAGCCTTAAGCCCCCTTGCGATGAACCGCCACATAGGGCCGAACGCCATTAGCTAACTGTGGGCAGTCAAAGCCAGCCGCGAAGATAAGAGCAAAAAGTTTGCGGTTGGCTGTTGACATTGCGTAAGAGCGGCTGTAAGTTCGTTGCACGAACAACGGAGTTACGGTAATGACGCGCACGATTTACACAATCAAGCAAGACGGCGTAAAGGTCGCGGAAACTTTTGCTTGGAATAGTGCGCGGCGCAGGGTTTGGGCTATCGCCAAAGAACACGCTACCCGCATTAATGGCGCGTTTGAGCTTGTTTCCGAGCAAGCCACAAAAGAAGGTTTTGGCTACATTGCGGGCGTGTACGTCTGGCAGGGCACGAACGGCGAACAAATCACGCTGCAAATAATCAAGGCTTGACATAGAGCTAGCGCCGCCGTAAAGGTAGGCGCTAGTTTCGTTTTTGGAGGTAGGGTTATGGATTACAGGATTAGCACTTGCCGCTTTTGCGGCGAAAGTTCAATCAATGGCGAAGGTATGGTTAAGTATGGCGTAAGGCATTACGGGCATTTTCGCTGCTACCTTGAAAGCGGCAAGACGCTTGACAAGTTGCCAGCTTGGAAAGTTGGCGAGTTTCCCCATAGGCTGCTTAAGGAAAAGGGCCTTATCGAGCAAGCCCGGCAGATATTTAGCAAGGAAGGCTAACGCTATGCTCCTAGAATTAAACGACATTTTCGCGCAAGATTGCCGCGAAGCTAACGCAGCCGTTAAGGCCGCTCGCGCTGCTATGCAGACCGCTACGCCGTTTCAAATTAACGCTTGTTTGGGGGCTATCATTAAAGCCAACAATGAACAGGCTACGCTAGCCGCAGAGCTAATCAAGCTGCTAGGTACAGACGCGCCGAAACAAGCTGCTAGGTACAGACGCGCCGAAAAGCGTAAGCTTGCACGGCTATTGGGGTAAAAATCAATCCAATCTAAAATAGCCGCTTGACAACCGTAAGCCCATTGCGTAAGTTCGGCATATCGGAACACATACGCGAAGGGCTTACGCAAATGGCTACGACCTCTTTCAGCTTCTACGAACTTCCCGTTACGGTTGGCGGTATCGAATGGCTGCTTACGGGCGAAGATATTGGCCTGCATTTTGGAGTGCAGAGCGCAGACCCGGAAGTAGGCATAATGGAGGCTTACGCGGAGGACATTTGCATTGATGATGATTCAATCGAGCTTGTAGGCTTCTACAGGTTGCCGTCTGGCGAATGGACAGACGAAGAATACAAGCTTGTCCTCGAAAGCGATATGTTTGCTTTCGTGCAAGTCGAAACCGCCGCATATCGCACAATGGAAGATGCGGCGAACGCTGAAAGCGAAAGGGATAGGGATTATGGCGATTACAACTATTGAAACCCCGACTTGGGCTAACCCGTTATGGCATAGGGGTTACAAGGTTTTCGCCGCAAGCAATGGGCAACCGCCGCTTAGCTTCGTTTTCGTTCATGATGACTTTGACGGAGCGCCAGACGCTAACGATTACCGGAACGGTTGGGCTAGGACGCTTCAGGGGGCTAAGGACCAAATAGACGAAATAGAGGACGACGCACAATAAATTTAAAGCCCCCGGTTTACGGGGGCTTTTTTCTGCGCTAAGCATGGCCTTGCAATAGGGCTACGGCCTGCAACCCAAGGCGCACAGTGTTTAGCAAAGCAGGCGTAGGCAAGTGCCGCGTAGACTTCCTAGCCCTTCCTCCGTTTTCCAAAGGCCCCGATAGGCGCTACAGCATTGAACGCGAGGGTGTACTTTTCGGCGTTATGTTCATTGTGCCAGAAACCGGCCACTGGCGGGCGGAACTGCCAAGCGGCTTCAAGGTTGACGGCAAGACATTTGCAGCCGTGGCGGACCGCGTAGAGCTTCGGGCGGACGCCTACAAGCCGGGGGCGCACTAATGTTCATCGTTCGCGTCGTTCGCAGCACTGGCGATACTCTTGCAGAAGTGACTTGCAAGGGGGCAGACAACGCCGTTAAGCAGATGCTTTTGCAATACCACGCCATAAGAGCGGCTGCGAAGTTGCCGTTTGAGCCTATCAGTGAGGATTTAATGCAAGCCTCACTTGAACTTCTGCCACGCGGCGAAAGCGTAACATGGGCAACTGCCGGGGCGCATATCCATGCCGGGGTTGCCGACATAGCCGAATTTACGAAGCTTGAAGGCAAGCGCAAATTCGTTGCCGCAAAAAAAGCGGTATCAAGACTAAATTAAACTAGGAAGGAAACAGGCCATGATGCTTAAACATGACGACTTGGTTGCGGAGTTTGAAAAGCTCAAGGCGTCCATTAGAGACAACGACGAACCGGCAGGGATGCTAGCTGCTTTGGCTATCGCCGCTTCGTTGTGCCACGCCGTACACGCTGCGGCTCTTAGCTTGCAACTTATTTCGCATAATACGGAAAAATAGGGTTGACGGCACAAATCGTAACCCCTACAAGCAAAGGGCACACGGCGCAACGGCGCTAGTGTCTAGGTTCTAAGGCTCAACAGCGAAGGCTCAAAAACATGGCTAAGAATGCGAAAAAGATTGAAATTCCCGCTACCCCGGCTAAGCAGGCCCCCGGCGTTGACGTTGCGGCGCTCCGCGCCATTGGCGAAGCTACCCGTTCGGGCGGTTTCCTGTACGTTTCCCCCGAAGCCAAGCCGCTTGTCGATTTGGGCTTGATCGCCGTCAATCTGGAAATGACGGACGAAAACGGCAACCCGGCTGCGAAGATTACCGAAGTGGGCGAAGGTTTCCTTGCGAACTATGGCGAGGACGAAACCCCGGCTTCCGAAGCCGCTCCGGTTGTCGCGGCTGGCAAGCCCTCGTTTGAAGTTATGTCGGGCTTTACCATCCCGGAAGTCAAGCGGGCTAGCGGCGGCGGCGCACAGTCGATCTATCCGTTTGAAAAGCTCGAAGTCGGGCAATTCTTTTTCATCCCGAATAGCGCCGACAAGCCCCACGCGGCCAAGGACTACGCTTCAACGGTTTCAAGCGCCAACGGCAGACTTCAGCCCAAGCGGTTCAAGATCGTTGTCGCCTACGATGCGGACGGCAAGGAAACCGGCGCGAACGTGGGCCGCTTGCCGGACTATGACGAAGCGGGCTTGATTGAAGCTCGCGAGCGTTCCGCCAAGCGCGCTGCGGCCCGGCAGGCTACCAAGGCCGCGAAGGCTACCCCGGCTTCTGAAGCCCCGGCTACGGCGTTCGTTGCTGCGTAACACGGTAAGGGGCCGCTCGCTTGACCGTTCCGAGAGGTAAAAGGCAAGGTCTTTAATCAGCCCTGCCCCTACCAAAGCGTTAGCGCCAGCTTTTCAGGCAGCGTTAATAGAGGCCCCAAGCGGTTTAACTATCGCTTGGGGTTTTATTTTGCCCTCACGTACTGTATTCGTAGAGCATGGAAGCAGCGGCGCATATAGACGACGAACCGGAAACCGTTAACGGGTTCTTTTCGCGCGTACAGCCGCAGCCGTTCGGAACGTTTACGCGCCACGCGCGCAACGTTGCTATTGACATTTTTCTAACCGCGCTAGGCGAAGGCGACAAGCCCACAAAAGCAGCCGGTAAAGCTGGCGTTTTTCCTAAGCAGCTAGAGCTATGGGCTAGCGAACCTACGGACGAAGGCCGGATATTTGCGCTCCAATGGCATCATGCGGAGCAAGCCGTTTTAGAGGAAAAAGAGCGCAAGCTAGAGGACTACGCGATTAACGGCGTTTGGGAGTATGTGACAACCAAAGACGGCATTGCAACCGAATACGACCCTGTTAAACAAAAGCGGGTTCCGCTTATGGTTCGCAAGCATGACGGAGCGTTTAAGAAGTTTTGGGCTGAAGCCAACATGCCGGGCAAGTATGGCAAGAGGCTAGCACTCACAGATGCAGCTAGCAAGGCAAGAGACGTTACGGATTTTACGCAGGAAGTACCGCAAATTGAGCCAGACGAACCCGGCCCCGCGCAACCGTTTCTTTAGTCAACAGGCTAAGCGGGTAATCGCGAACGCGCGTCACGGCTTGTCTAAGGCCCGGCGCAAGCCTCTCACGGTTAAGCAGGCGAATATTTACCAGTGGGGCTGGCAACCGGAGGCCCGCTTTCGCGTCGGGGTTTGTGGGCGGCGCTTCGGGAAAACGTTCCTAGGGACGGAGGAAATTCAACGGGCGTATCGGCTTGCCGTAGAGCAAAACGTACATCCTGATAACGAAATTTGGTACGGAGCGCCAAGCTTTAAACAGGCCAAGCGGGTTTTCTGGCGTAGGCTCAAGCGTACTTTTCCTAGGCAATGGGTTGCGGGCAAGCCGAATGAGACGGATTGCAGCATAACAACCACAACCGGCCATGTTATCCGCATTGTTGGGCTAGATAACTACGAAGATTTGCGCGGCTCTGGCCTGTGGTTTTTCATTGCCGATGAATGGGCAGACGCGAAACTACTTTGTTGGACGGAAGTTATCCGGCCCATGCTGGCAACGTCTGGCGGTTCCGCACTCTTTATCGGAACGCCGAAGGGCTTTAACCATTTTTATACGATGTTCCTTGACGGCTGCGGCAAAGTCGCGGGCTGGAAAAGCTTCGTCTATACAACCGTACAGGGCGGCAATGTTCCGCAAGACGAAATAGACGAAGCTAGGCGGACGCTAGACCCTAAGACGTACCGGCAGGAATGGGAAGCGACCTTTGAAAGCTATAGCGGGCGCGTCTACTACACTTTTAGCCGTGTGGAGCATGTCGGCACGTTAGCCGAAACGGCGTATGATCCTAACGCGCCTATCCATGTCGGCATGGATTTTAACATTAACCCCATGTCGGCTACTGTGTGGCAGGAACGCAACTTGCCGGGCCGCGCAACCCCGCTACTCGTGCAAATTGACGAATTGCTTATCCCAACGTCCGACACGGACGAAATGTGCAGAGAGCTTAAAGCCCGCTACGGTAGGCCAAGCTTTGAGCCGGGCGTCTTGAAAGTGGATCACATAAGCGTTTATCCAGACCCGGCAGGCGTACAGCGTAGGACTTCAGCCGGGGGCCGCACAGACATTTCAATCTTGACCGATGCGGGCTTTAATGTCGTAGCCCTGCGTTCACATCCTCTTGTACGCGATAGGATCAGCTTCGTTAACCGCAAGTTCAAGAGCGCAGACGAACAAATCCACGTCAAGATTAGCCCGAAGTGTACGTTTTCGATTGAAAGTTACGAGCGGCTAGCCTACAAAGAGGGCACGAGCGAACCGGATAAGACTTTGACCTACGAAGGCCGCGACAGCATGACGCTAGACCATATAAGCGACTGCACAGGCTACTATATCTTTGCGCGCTTCGGGCAAGCTCCGTTGCGTATTGTCGAAAGTACACATTGGGGCAGATGATATGCTAAAGACGCTTGCCGGCAATATCGCTTATGACAAAGACTTGCCAGTTAGGGCACATACGCTAACTGTGCGTATGAAAACGCTTAGCGGCAAGCTGTATGACAGCCTTGCTTATGCGTTCTATCAAGAGCGTAACAGCCTAGGCGAATACGTACCGATGCGCGACAGACGCCCAAGCGCCCGCTATAATATTGCGCGCATCCTCGTAACCGATACTGTGGGCATGTTGTTTGGCGACTTGCATTTTCCGCGCATTTGCATTGCCGGTAACGAGGACGCAGAAGCAGCCGTATTGCAATTCGTAAATGAAACTGGCTTGCCTTCAATTATGGAGGCCGCAGCCACGCGCGGAAGTATCGGAAGCGTCGTATTGCGCTATCGTATTTTCAAGGGCAAGAGCTTTTTCGACGTGCTTGACACTCGTTATCTTACGCCAGAGTTTCAGCCGGATAACCCGGACGAATTGCTTAAGGTTACAGAGCTTTATAAGATTAAGGGCGAAGATTTGCGGGCCGCAGGCTACGCTATTGCGGACGATAAAAACAGCGTTAGCTATTGGTTCCGGCGCGAATGGGATGACAAGCGCGAAATTTGGTTTAACCCCAAAGAAGTTATTGACGAAAAGGGCAAGAACTTTACAGAAGATACTACGAGGACGGTAGACCATAAGCTAGACTTCGTTCCGCTTATTTGGATTAAGAATTTGCCGGGCTGCGACGAAGTAGACGGCGAACCTACGTTTAGCGACGAACTTGTAGAAACTGGCATTGAAATTGAATACTTGCTTAGCCAGAACGGGCGCGGGCTGAAGTACGCCAGCCAGCCCACAACGGTTATTACTTCCGATAATAAGCAGGGGCCGGTTCCGGCTGGCGATACTATCCTTTTGCCGTCTGAAGGCGATGCGAAGCTATTGGAAATTGGGGGCGGGGCCTCTGAAGCCGTGGTTAACTTCGTTCGGTTCTTGCGCGAGCTTGCCCTTGAGGCGGGCGGGGGCAACCGTACGGACGCTAGCAAGCTTGGAGCGGCTAAGTCCGGTAGGGCTATGGAGCTAATGCTTGGCGCGGTTATCAACGTCGCCAGCAAGCTTCGGAAAACGTATGGCGACGGGGCGCTATTGCCCGCTATTCGCATGATGCTACAGGCGCAAGCCAAGTTGCCGCTTGTGTTCCGCGACGGTTTGCCTATTCCTAAGATTGCGGCTAACGCTGCGCTTTCCCTTAATTGGCCCTCGTGGCAAGCGCCCACAACGTCAGACATAAACGAGCTAGCTAGCGCGTTTTCTATCGCCAAAACAGCCGGGCTTGTTTCAACAGAAACGGCTGTTAAGAACCTTTCCTCTATTTTCGACGTTGACGACATTCCTAGCGAAGTTGCGGCGATTGAGAAAGAGGCTAGCGAAGCGGCTGCGCTACAGGCCAGTATTAAAGCCCCTGTAGCTAAGCCGGATAAAACTAACGAGTAACGGAAGGTTTGAAAATGAACATGAATAACATTTACCATCGTAAGCTGTTGGCGTCGCGCGGTATCCTGTTCAATGGTGGCGGGGGCGGCGCTGGCGACCCTGCGGCGGTTGCCGCTGCTAAGGCCACGGCGGACGCCGAAGCGGCCCGGCTGGCTGCGCTGGCCTCGGAGGATGACAACGAGGACGATGACAACGTTAAAGACATTGAAAAGCTTCGCCGCCGCATGTCTGGCTATCGGCTCAAGGCTAAGGAGTTTGAAGGCAAACTTACGGCTGAAACTGCGAACCGCGACGCGGCTATCAAAGCTGCTACTGAGGCAACCACAGTTGCCATTAACAAGGCCGCAGACGAAAGGCTCTTGCGCTCTGAAGTTCGGGCCGCTCTTAAGGCTGCGGATATTATTGACGCAGGCGATGCAATGAAGCTTTTGGACCTTTCCGCTCTGAAATTGTCAGAAAATGGCGAAGTAGAGGGGTTGGACGACTTGATTAAGAAAGCCAAAGAGGGTAAGGCTTATTTGTTCAAGGCGGTTACGACTTCGCACAACGGCAAGCCCCCTAGGCAGTCTGACGCTTCGGCTAAGACCGCTAAGGAAATGACGGACGCGGAGGCAGACGCAGAGCTAGCACAGCTTTTAAAGCGCCGCTAACCTTGAAACATAGCCGGGCGCATGACGCCCGGCCTTTTAGGCAAAGTGCATGACGCCGACGCCTAAGCCCGTCGAATTTAACGCCGCGCTTACGTAAAGGACTTGCGCAAATGTCTATTCAGAATTTCCCCACCGCCCTTCAGCCTATTATTCAGCGCGGCTTCCTTGCTCGCGCCTTTGAAAAGACCTTGCAGGGCCAGCTTGGCTATCGCGACGTTGCAGACCGCGAGGACTTCCCGAACAAGGTTGGCGAAACGATTACCAAGACCCGTCGCGGCCTGAAGGCCCCCACGACTACGGCGCTTGTTCCTTCGGCTAATACCAATCTCGATAACGGTTTGTCGCCTTCGGCTTGGACGGTTGAGCAGTACACGCTTTCAATCAATATGTACGGCGATACTATTGACTTGAACACTGTCAACGAAGGCGTGGGCATTGCTTCGCAGTTCGTGGCTAACGCCGAAGTTAACGCTAGGCAGGCTGCGCAATCGGTTGACCGCTTGGCCCGTCAGGCGCTCTTTTCGGCTTATATGAGCGGCAATACCTTCATTAACTCCACGCTTGGAGCGCCTGCGGCGGTTGTGTCCGTTGACGATATTACCGGCTTTACTACCGTGCTGGTTCCCGGTACGCAGTTTGCGACGCCTTCCGCCGTTTCGTCTGGCAACCCGCTTCCGATCACGATTAACGGCACGGTCTACAACGTTATTTCGGCTGCGGCGGACGTTACCAATATCTCTTACAATGCTGCGGCTGGCGGCATCTCTGGCAAGCTTACGCTTTCCGGTAACGCGAGCATTGTTAACGCCACTCTTGGCAATGCGGTCATTTCGTCCGTTGCGCCTACCGTTGTTCGTCCGAATAACAAAAGCTCGTCTAACGGCCTGTCGGCTACTACCGATTTGCTGCTTATGTCAACCATTCTTTCGGCTGTTACCGTGCTGCGTAACAACGCGGTTCCGAAAGTCAATGGCCGTTATCTGTGCTTCATTGACCCGACTTCGGCTTTCGAGCTTTTCCAAGACCCGGCGTTCCAGTTGCTCTATCGCGGTACTGGTACTTCGTCGCAGGCTTATCAGAGCGGCGAACCGATTGACATGCTTGACGTTCGTTTCGTTCCGACGAACGAAGCTTACCTTTCGGTTAACGCGGCTGGCGTGGTTGTGCATCGGCCCATCATTGTGGGCAAGGGCGCTTTGGTTGAAGGCGATTTTGCTAACCTCGGCAATACCGATACGAAAGCGCCTAATAGCATTATCGACATTATTGACGGTATTGCGATGGTTACGCGCGCCCCGCTCGATAGATTGCAGCAGATCATTGCTCAATCTTGGTATACCATCCTAGGCTTTGCGGTTCCGACTGATATTACCGCGACGCAGACCATTATCCCGACTGCAAACGCCGCTTACTACAAGCGCGCAGTTGTGATTGAACACGGTTAAGCCCTCGCTAGGTTCCTTTCCTCCCTACCTAGCCAACTACGGCCCGGCGTAAATGCCGGGCCGCTTTTAAGGGGCGTAGCTATGACTTTGACCGCAGACCAAGCTACAGCACTCCGCAGACATGCCGGTTACGGCCTGTTGGGGAATTCCTTGCCGTCTACTTATACCGGCTACCGTTTCTTTACGGAGTTTGGCCTACTCGAATTTCGTCTTAACAACTTTTCTGCTTCAGAGCTTACGGTTGCACTCCGCTTTCAGACGCAGCTTGACGCACTCGAATTGGCGATTTTTGGCGCTGGCGACAACCTAGACACGGCTGCGGCTAGTGTATGGACGCACAACAAAAACGAGCTTTCAGACCGCGAGGCGCTTTACCTTAGCTTCCGCAAAAAGCTTTGTGACTTTCTCGCTATTCCGTTGGGGCCTTACGCTGTTGGCTCTGGCGCTAGCTCTTATTCGGTTCCGGTCTAATGGAACTTTCCGCAATCCAAGCGAAGGTTTATAAAGGCTACGCTAGGGCTGCGTCTGTTGTCGGCTCAAGCTACGACGCCTTGCGCGTGAACGGGGCGGATAACCCCGTTTCCGGTACTCCGGTTGCTACCCTAATGGCGCAATTCACGCCGCACAGCGCGAGCAACTTTAGCTTTAACAAACCTAGCGACTTCAAAAGCCCGTTGTTTCACGCCATGCTTGACGGCTCTTTGGTTCAAGTTGGGGATTACCTTGTAGGCGTTGACACGTACTTTCTTGCTGGCCTAGACCCGTTGCAGCCTCCGCTTGCTGTTGCCTGCAATCATGTCATCTCGCTTTACACTCGCGCGGAAACGGACGGGGAAGGCGTACAGAATTACGGTAGCCATAACTTCGCTACCGATACGCCCCTAGCCCTCAACTGGCCCGCCTCGGAGCTTAAAGGTTCGCGCGCAGTCAACGATACAACCCTTCCGGGGGACGCCGGTTTTGGTATGTTTGACTTTATCTTGCCGGTTACATTTCCGGTTACGATTGTTCCGGCTATGCTCATTAGAGACGATTTAGGCTTTGTGTTCGTTGTGCAAGTCGCAGACAAAACCGCTAACGGCTGGCGCATAACTGCCAAAATGGGAGTTGTCTAATGGCCGATCAATCGGACGTAGAAGCAGCCATTTGCGAAGCTATCGGAGTTTCCCTCTTTGGTGGCACTAGCCCTAAGACAGCCGTTCCGCTTGTAGGCGCTCCGGTTACGGTCTTTCGGGGCTGGCCCGGTTCCGTCAAGCTTGACGCGGTTCTTTTAGCTTCAACCCCTGCGGCTATGGTTTCCGTTTTCACGCGGAACGAAAGCGAAAAGACGACAACCCGCTACCCTATGGTTTGGAAAGACGCGGGCGGGCCTACCCCTGCCCTCACAGCGGCGATAGCTGGCGCTCAAATCACGTTCGGGGGCGAATGTGCCCCCCTGCCCTTGAATGTCGCTGTGGCCGTTCCGGGGGCTGTTTATACCTACGCCGTAGTGCCCACAGACACGCTAGAGGACGTTGCGGCCTACTTCGCGGACGCCATACCGGGGGCAACCGCAGCCGGGCCGGTTCTAACGTGCAACATAGCCGTCTTGCGGGCAACTGTGGGCGGTTTAGGGCCTGCGGTTCGCGAAGTTCGCAGACAAGTTAAGCAATTCGTCGCTACGATTTGGACGCCTTCGCCTGCTATCCGCGACGCAATCGCTAACGTTATTGATCCTGCCTTGGCGACCTTGCTTCGCTTGCCTATGCCAGACGGCACGGTTGCAATCGTTCGCTATGCTTGGTCGCGCTCCGATGATGGTTTACAGCGCGCTAATTGCTTCCGGCGTGATTTTGCCTATAACGTTGAATATGCTACAACAAACGTGCAAACGTTCTATGACGTTATTGCGCCTTCCGCCACTATTGCAAGCGAGGCTTCTGCATGACTACGTTAACAACGGTACAGAACCAAATTGACGGCGCGATTGTTCCTAACAACAAAGGCGGTATTACTGCCGTTGTGCTGGCGTCCGTTTTGCGCAACATGGTTAGCCTGTTTTCCAACTATGCGCCGCTATTAACCCCGTCATTTACTGGGCCGGTTAATGTTGACGGAGCGCCGATAGCTAGCGCCGCCTTTCTCGCCACGAGCGGCGTTTTGCAGCCGTCTAATAACCTTTCGGAACTTGTTTCCGCCCCTCTGGCGCGTTCGCATCTTGGCCTTTCTGCCGTTGCTTCTTCGGGGGCGTATGCCGACTTAATCGGAACGCCTACGGCTACCCTTGCCGGTAATGCAGACGTTACGATTACAAGCCCGGCTAACGGCGATACGATTATTTATAACGCTGCTACTAGCAAGTTCGTTAACAGTCATCGCAACCCTATCGCAACGCAGACGGCTAACTATGTTCTTGCGTTAACCGATGATTTTACCACGATAATTTGCAATTCAGCCAGTGCGCTTACATGCACTGTGCCGCCTAATAGCTCTGTTGCTTTTCGGGTAGGCGATGAAATTTCGCTTATTCAGGGCGGGGCCGGTTCGCTTTCGGTTGTGGCGGGGGCTGGCGTTACGATCAACAGCCCGGCAGGCTTGGTTTTCAACAGCAAGAACCTTCAGGCAATCTTGACCAAAACCGCAACCGATACTTGGAATTTAACCTATTTGGGCTTGCCTGCGGCTAACCCTTTGCCGGTTTACAACGCCGGTAGCGTGTCGGGAACAATCGTTCTCGATTACCGCAATGGCGACGTTCAAGTTATTTCGTTGACGGGCAATACAACTTACAGCATTAGCAACTGGCCTGCTACCGGCCTTGCTAAGCTTACTCTTATTGCGCAGAATACAGGGGCCTATACCCTTACGCACCCAACGTCTAAATGGGGCAATTCCGCAGCCGCGCCTACTCTAACTTCTGGCGCTGGCAAAGAAGATTGGTACATGCAAGCAACTTTCGACGGGGGCGCAACCCTGCGCGGTAACGTTATCAATCAAAACTACGGTTAAGGGGTACTTCGCATGACAAATCTTTTCTTTGGCGGCGAAGATGTAGACTTCGCCCCTTCCGGCGTAAGCGCGATCACGGTTAGCACTTCTGCCGGTCTTTTCCGCAGCACGTACGCTAGATGCGGAATTGGCATTACGGGGCAGGCGGTAGCAGACCCGCCCAGTTTTCTATTCGCCCCGCCCGCGAATTGGTCCGCTTCGGCGTCAAGCTTCTGGGTTCACTTCCAGATGTGTCCCACGATTGCAGGCCCCTCTGTTAATAACAGCACTCTCGCCAATGCACAGTTCTTGCGCCTACTTGATACGGCGGGCGTTGCCCGCCTACTGATTCGCGGTACAGGAACTAACGGGCAGTTTAAACTTAGTACCCGAAATGCCGCCGGAACAATTACCGACTTGGTAACTTCCGCCGCTACGGCGTTTCCTGCCGGGCTTGCGCAAGTTGATGTGTTCGTTAATTATGGCACGGTCGGCGAGTTTAGCGTTTACATTAACTCCGCTCTTGCCGCGCAATATCTTGGCGACATTACGACTAACGCGGGCGGGCAGACTTTCAATAACCATCAATTCGCCGGATGGGCAACTGCTTCTGCCCCGGTCTGCTATATCTCTGAGTGCCTAGTCGATACGGCAGACACTAGGGCGCAAAGCTTATTCCTCGCCAACTCTAACACGGCGGGAACTAATCAGGCTTGGACGGGTACAGCTACTAACGTAAACGCAACCACAATTAACGACGCAAATTTCGTGTACTCGCCAACAGCCGCGCAGATACAGGAATATAAGCCCGCGTCCTTGCCAGCCGGGGCTTGGGCTATTGTTGGCGTAGGCATGTCGGCCCGTATGCTAGACGGAGCTTCGGGGCCGACTAAGGCAGACTTCGTAACCCGCATCGCCAGTACGGAGTATCTTTCCGCTGATCGCACGTTAACGGGCAGCTTTACGAATTACGGCAACTATTTGCAGACTGTGAACCCGGCCACGTCTAGCGCGTGGGCGCTAGCAGACGTTGCGCCTACTAATATGCAATACGGCCTTAAATCAATCACGTAAGGGCGTCCAACCATGTCACAAGCCAACGCCGTAAACGCATCAAAGCTTAGTAACTATTTTGTTTTGAAAGCGTCCGATGTGCGCACATCAAAGCTTAACAGCTATTTCGTATTGAACGTCAATAGCGCACTTGTCGCTAAAATGAACTGCTATGTAATTCTTCGTGCTGTAATGCAAGCCTCCAAGTTAAACCTATACTACATCGTAACGGGTTCGCCGGGCGGGGCCGCTTGCCTCTTAATCGGCCCTTAGCTACGCCTAACCTAGTTGCGTAACACAAAGTTAAGTGTTACACAGAACATAGCGCCTACCCACAAAGGGAAAAAGAGCAAATGACTATTTATCGCGGCAACCTCTTGAACACTACGGCGCTGGCTACTCCGGGCCTTTACATCAACGTTATTGCGCCTTCTATTATCAACCTTAACGGCGTTCCTACGAATGTCGGCGGTTTTGTTGGCATTGCCTCTTGGGGGCCGGTTAACTCGCCTATTGACGTTGGCTCTATTACTGACTTTCAGGTGAAATGCGGAAACCCGATGGCGCGGACCTATGACATTGGTACGCATATCATGGCCGCGACTTGGCAGGGTAACGCAGGCGTCTACAAAGTCGTTCGCGTCACGGACGGAACCGATACGAAAGCCTCCGCTACTGTGGGCACTATTGACGGCGTATTTTCGTCGCTGTTCACTGGCATTGGTGGCAACGGCACTACGGTTACTCTTTACGCCGGGCAGGCCACGGGAACATTCCGCGCGGTTGTCAATCGCCCCGGCAACATGCCGGAAACCTTCGCCAACATTGGCGGCACTGGTAACGCCTTTTGGCTCAATCTTGCTGCCGCGATCAATAACGGGCAGAATAGCCTTAGCGGCCCCTCCAATCATGTCACCTTCGCGCCGGGCGCGGGCACGGACGCCCCGATTGTCGGCACTGTCTACACGCTTGCGGGCGGAACCGATGGAGCTACGACCATAACTGACACAATCGTTATGGGCACGGACGGCGCGACCCGCACAGGCATGTACGCCTTGCGCGGCACTCCGGTTAGCGTCGCGGCGCTCTGCGACGTTACGACTGAAAGCACTTTCGCAAACCAAGTTACTTTTGGCTCCGCTGAAGGTATTTACATGGTTGGCGTTGGCGCGGTTGGGCAGTCGATTAGCACGGCTGTTAGCTTGCTGCAAACTGGCGGCATTTCGGACCCGGCTTTCGTCTACATCCTTGGAGATTGGCCCGTTGTCGAAGATAACGTACTTGGCACTATCCGCGTTATTTCGCCGCAGCCGTTTAAGGTTGGCGTCTTGGTCAATCTCAACCCCTCGGAAAGCTCGCTTAACAAGCCTATTCAGGGCATTGTTTCGACTACGCGCCTTGAAGCCGGGTTGCCCTATTCGGACGCCGATTTGCAGTCGCTTTCACTCGCTAACATTGACGTTCTCACGAACCCCATTCCTACGGGCAATGTTTTTGGTTTCCGTATCGGGCGCAATTCGTCGCAAAACCCGGTTATTCATGGCGATAATTATACTCGCATGACTAACTATCTTGCCGCTACTTTCGAGAAGGGCCTTGGTTGGGCAGTCGGCAGAAAGAACACGCCTAACTTGCGCCAAGATGTTACGACTATCCTTGACGCCTTCCTGCAAAACCTCTACGAAAACGAGATGATTGCGGACTGGGATGTTATCTACGACGCCCGCATGAACCCGCAGAGCCAGATTGCGCTTGGTTATTTGGTTATGACCGTTCAAGTTCAATATCTGTCTATCGTTGAATACTTCGTCTTGAATGTGCAGGGCGGGCAGTCGGTACAGGTTACAGTTTCGCAGGCCGCTAAGCTCTTGGCTGCTTAAATAACGCGGGGGCTAAGCCCCCGTTTTCTCTTGCCTTGACAGGGGCTTAAAATGCCGGTTAATGACTTCAATGTAGGCCGCGACGTTACTTTCACCATTTTTGATAAGAATGGTGGCGTAATCGTTGACTTTAACATCATTACGGGTTTTGACCGTAAGCAGAAAACGAACGAAATTAAGGTCAAGGGTATTGACGGCACTATCCGTTATGCCTTTACCCCGGATGGTTGGGAAGGCACTATTGAACTTGACCGGGCCGACAGCAACGCAGACGCCTACTTTGCGCAGCTTGAGGAACTTTACTTTAGTGGCGCTAACGTGCTTGCCGGGCAGATTACCGAAACGACTACGGAAGTTAGCGGCAATATTACGCAGTTTCGTTACGAGCGTACGGTTATGGCGTTTGACGACGCGGGCAAGATTGAAGGCGACAAGGAAATTAAGCTCAAGATTAAATGGGCTGCTAGCAGACGCCGTAAAATCAAAATCGGCTAAGGAACTACGGCCCCCAACTGTGGGCGCAACAAGGAAGGCTCAAAAATGACGGACGTTTCAAACATTCAAGTCAACGCTACGCCTACGGCTTCAGCTTCGCCGCTTGAGGCTATGAAGGACACGCGCCCAAACGAACTTACGACTGCGGACGCACAGGGCCGGAACATTACCGTTCGGCGCTCTACGCCGCTCGATCTGTTCCGGCTTACGAAGGTCTATGGGGACAAAGCGACGCAGGCAACGCTTAACCTCGCTATGATCGTTTCGAGCGTTACGGCTATTGACGGCGAACGGGTTGTGCCCCCCGGTACTGACAGACAGATTGAAGCTCTGTTTGCCCGGCTTGGTTGGGATGGGTTCATTACGGCCCGCAATCTTACGACGCAGCTAGACCCGCCCGCTGATACGGACGGATTGGAACTGGCAAAAAACTAACAGAGGACGCCGATTTTTGTAATCGAGTTTGGATTGTAAAAAACGGTTGTCCGCCTGAATTGGCCTTCTCATTAGCCCCTGCTTATCTTTTGGCTTGGACGGTTGTTACAGCTAGGTTTGAGGGCAACGAATACGACTTTGCTAGCCAGACGTTCAAACGGAAGGACAAATAACAATGGCCCGCGAATTTTCCCTTACAGGCTTCGCGGGCTTTTTAACTAAAGCGGTTGTCCATTACGAAGTTGAGAAAGCCCACGCCCTCAAGAAAGCCGCGAAGGTTTTGCAAGAGGAAAGTCAAAGGGTTATCGGAACTTACGATTATGGCTGGCCCGAACTAGCCGAAAGCACGAAGGCCGATAGGCTCCATAAAGGCTACACGGAAAATGACCCGCTTTTGCGCTCTGGCGAAATGCGCGAAAGTATCGAAATTGGCCCTATTTCGGGGGGCGCTCTTACGACAACTATTGAAGTCGGCTCAAACAACGATAAAGCCGTTTGGCAAGAGCTAGGGACAGACCGCATACCGGCCCGCTCATTCCTTGGGCTTGCGGCAGTCAAAGAGACGCCCGAAATAATCGAAATTCTAGGCGGCTCAATACCGCTGATAAAGCTACCGTGAAAGTGGCCCGCTAATGTCCATGTATAAAATTGGCGTTGAAATTGCGATGCACGGTAATGCGTCGTCTTTCTTGGGTATGATCGTTAAAGACCTAATCGGCATGAACGGCCATGTAAACAACGCCGTTGCCGGGCTTGGCCGCGTTAAGCTTGCGCTTGCTGGCGTCGGAACCATTATGGCGGGCGGCGCTATCCTTGGGGGCATGAATAGCCTTGTTGAGCATGGCAATAAGCTTGTTAAAGTGCAGCAAGACATGGCGCAAGCTGGCGCTTCACAGGTTGAAGTTCAAGAGGCGCTTAAAGAAAGCACTCGCCTAACTGGCATATACCGTAACATGGGCGTTACGGAGACTATGAAGCTTATAAATGACAGTCGCGGTATTTTTGGCGACATGAAAGAGGGCATACACTTTGCGGAGAGTGTCACTAAGTCTGGTTCATTCCTAAAGGCGTATATGGGGGACGAACATGGTAAGAACGCTGAAGCGGGCTTGCGCAAGGAGCTAGACGCGGCGCTTAAGTCTGGCGAGCTTTCAAGCAAGCTTTCGCGCTCTGAAATGGACGCCCACATTCAAGAGCTTACGGCTATGAAGGTAGCGTTTGGCGACCAATTAAAAATCGGGCAATATCTCACAGCACAACGCAGCGCGAAGCAGTCGCTTCGCAGTGCAGACGACGATTTCCGTTATGGTATGTTTCCGGCAATGGTTCAAGAGAATGGATCAAATGCAGGAACAATGCTTATGACGGCGTTTAACAAGATTGTTAACGGCACAGGCAACCGCTCCAAATCGTTAGAGAAAATGGCCGAAATTGGTTTGTTAAACGCGGATCAAATCGACTATGGCAAAGACGGCCACGCCAAGGGGCTTAAAGACGCTAACGCTATAAAGAATAATAAAGAGGCTGCCATTAACTTCGCTAGCTATGTTAATGGCACTATCCGCCCGCTACTCGAAAAGAAAATGAATGACGAAGGCGTTAAAGGCGATTTAGATAGGCAAATTCGCATGGGGCAGTTAGTCGGGCAAATGTGGCCCGATAGGAACGCCGCGCAAGCTATTAGCGAAATGTTGCAACAGTTCACCAAATTCAGCAAAGACGCAGGGCTTATCAAGACGGCTCATGACAAATTGCAGAATGGCGGCTCTGGCGCTTATGTCAATAAGTCTTATGAGGGCCAGAAACAGGCGTTTGAGACGCAATGGACAAACACGCTTGAGCTAGCGGGCGCTCCGCTAGTTGGCAGGGCTACCGAAATGCTCAAAGGCTTGAATGGAGCTTTGAGCGGCGTAACGCAATGGCTTGCAAACGCAGACCCGGCGAAAATCAAAATGGCCGGGGCCGCTCTTACGGGGCTTGGGGCGGGCTTGGTTGCTCTTGGGGCTGTGCTGCTTGGCGGGGCGCTCTTTGCCGCTATCGGGCTTGGGGGCTGGCTGGTTGTGGGCTTGGCTGCGGTAGCGGCAGGCTTTGCGGCGTTTGGCGTGAACTTCGCCAGCTTTAAGAAAGGATGGGATGCTTTAGCCGATTGCGGCCCGGCAATCGCTACCATTGCAACAAAAATCGGCGGTATGCTCTCAGCGGCTATTGCTTCAATTCCGGGCTATTGCTTGGACGCGATTAAGGGCATGGCTAGTTCAATCGGTAGCGCCATTGCAGGCGCGTTGCCTAGTGCTAGCTCTATTCTGCATAAGTTCGGGATAGGGCATGGCGACGCAGCCCCAAGCTCAAGCCCCGTCCCCGGTAAGCAAAGTTCTAACGGGCCTACAATGTCGGGTACGCAAAAGCAAGCCGTTAACGGCAACGTCTACATGGACGGTAAAGCCGTTGGGCGCGTTGCTCTTAATTCCGTTGCCCGAAGTGAAACGCGGGTAGGCTCCATTTCCGGCCATGATACTTCGTTACATCCCGATTACGCGAGTGCATGAACATGGCAACTTTAACTTTAGGCCCTATCACTTTCCAAGAATTTGAGATACCGGCTAAGGTTCGCATACCGGGCGGGCATAAGTTAGGTAAAAACGTTAACATTGGCGGCAAGCGTATCACTCACGCGATGGGGCCGGATGATGGTAATATTACATGGTCCGGTATCCTCTTGGGGGCGGGCATACAGGCCCGCGCTTCAGCCCTCCAAGCTGTAAAGGATGCGGGCCGCGAAGTTCCGTTCTTGTGCGGTTCCGAGTTCCGCATGGTCATTGTTGAGGACTTGGAGCTAAACTATCAAGCTTTTGAAATTCATTACCATATAAGCTGCTATGTCACGTCTAACCCTGCTAGAGACGCCACAAGCGGGGTTGGCGGGGCGCTTGGGCTTACCGGGGCTATTGGCGTTGACGTGTCGGCTATTGCTGGCATCGTTGGGGCCTCGCCTATCGTGTCGGCAGGCATGGCCGCGCTAAATACAGCGGGGGCCGCTCTGGCTGCGGTCCCGTCTCTGTCGGCTATAGCCCTACCGGCCCTTTCGGCCTTTGTGCCCCCTGTGCGCGCTGCGGCTGGCTTGCTAGCCTCCGAAGTGGCAAGCGCCGGGGCTATCATTTCAGCCGGGCCGAACACTGCGACAAGCCCACAGTTTGCGGCCTCCCTTGTGGGCATAGGGGCCGCTTATGATGCGCAAGTCACCAAGGGCGCGCTAATCAACTACGGCAACCGGATTGTCAAAAACCTAGTCGCAGCGGGGGCCGCATAATGTCAAACCTAATTCTCACGCCTACCCCTGTTAACTCCGTTACCGTAGCAGCGGGAAGCTCGCTTTTCGCGGTTGCAGCGGCGTACTTAGGCGACGCTACCAAATGGAACCAAATAAGCGACATGAACCCGGCGCTTAATGGCGACCCTTTAGTTACACAGGTTACGACGCTTAGCCTTCCTACTGATACTATCGAAAGCAATGGAGGCTTAATTGGTCGCTAGCCCCCGCGCTTGGCTTAGTATCAAAGGCCAGCGGGCCGATTGCTTGCATGTAAGCACAACCCGCACAAAGACAAAAAATTCTGATACTTTTGAAGCCTGCTTAGACATAAGCACAATGGGCGGGCTTAGCTATTGGGGCAACGTTGCGTCTATTCCAGACGTGCAAGCTATCTTTAATGGGGTTCCGCTCGTTACTGGCGACATAACGTCTATTTCGTCTATAGACCTTTTGGAGCAAACGGTTACAGTTAGCGGCAAGTGCCATTCTAACAAATTGAATAAGGCAAAGACAACAGAACAGGTTATGAACAAGAGCGCCAAGAGCGCCATTGAAACGTTCGCTTCGCGGCATGGCCTTACGCTCAAAATGAGCGGCGGTAGCTCCGAACAGATGGGTAACAAATATCAAATCGACACGAACGATTTGACGCACGGCGAAACCGAATGGGATGCTATCCACAGGTATCTTGACCGCGAGGGGCTTGCCGGTTGGGTTAGTAACAAAACGCTCAATATAGCCCCTATAGGGCAGACCACGGGTGGGGTTACTATCGTCTATAAACAGGGTATTATTGTTAGCGCAAATGCGTTTCACGTAACTTTTAGCCGTGACTTGGATATAGCCGCAGGCGTTACAACCAATGTTAAATCTTGGCACAGCAAACAAGCTAAGGTTATTGAAAGCAAGCAGACCTACGCCGGGGGCGGTACGCCGCTTGTTTTCAACTATCACGCCCCGGACTTGACGCAGGCCCAAGCGGACAAGCTCGCGAAGTCGCATCATAAAAAGAACACGTCGCACGAGCTTAAAGCGGAAATTACGCGCGAAGGCGACGAAACCGCAGACGTGGCCCACGGCGTAACGATAAGCGGAACCGGAACCGTATTCGATACGACATATGAGATAACAAGCTTAACCGATAGCGCAACCGAACACGGCTATACGCAATCGCTTTCTGTTACGGCAGGAAAGAGCAAATGATTAACATTGAACCTTTCATTAACTTGATTAAGCGCGAAGCGTCGCGCGTTGTTAAATCAATGGTACGCAACGACGAAGTAGGGGTTTTTGATAGCTATGACCCTAAGACGCACTCCGTAAAGGTAACGCTGCAACCGTACGGGCACAAAACCGGATGGATACCTCTTAGTAACTCGCATGTTGGCGAAGGCTTTGGCGTCGCTATCGGCCCCGTTAAGAACACACAGTTTTTGATTGGGTTCCGCAATGGTGATAAGAGCGTTCCTTACATTAAAGGCATGTTGTTTTCTGATAGCCAGCAACCGCCGCAAGTTGAAAGCGGCGAAATTAAATTGCAGAATACAAACGGCACTAACATTTTCATTGATAAGGACAATAACCTAACGCATACGCATAGCACAGGCTCTAGCGTTAAGCTTGCCGCAGACGGTACGGCTACTGTAACCGCGCAAGGCGCAACGCTGCTAATAAAGAGCGGTAAGATTTACTGCAATGGCACTGGCGGTAAAGCCGTCAAGCTCGCGGACGATAGCGTTAGCAGCGTCTTATTCGGCTAGTTTTTGCTACGCATCCTATAGACTAATCTGTACACACGCTGTAGGGTTCCGGCATGGCCGATTGCGCGCATTGGATAGGAAGCGACCTATCAACAGACAACACAGGCGACCTAGCAGCCGTAGGCGGTAACGTTTACGGTACGCAAAGAGTATTGCGCCGCCTCATTACCGTCGCCACAACGTACATTTGGCATCTTACTTACGGGGCTGGTCTTCCTCAATATGTCGGCTCCGTTGAAAACGATAACGCTATTACAGCCGTAATTATGGCTCAAATATTTTTAGAAGATTGCGTAGCTCGAAGCCCATCGCCTACTGTTACGCTAGCGCCTATGCTTAACGGGGTTAACGTAACTGTTGCGTACACTGATGCTAACACGGGTACGCCAATGCAACTTTCTTTTGACGTGGGGCCGCAATGAACCTTAACCTTCGCCCCTTTGCAACGCTCGTTTCTAACTTCGCGGTTGCCGTTCAATCGGCTTATGCGGGCCTGTCGAATTTCACAGAAGGCTCTATAAATCTGGCGTTTGGCGAGGCTTCAGCTAGCGCCGGGCTATGGCTTCAAGCCCTCGCCTTCAAGCTTCAGCTTTACGCTCGCGCGGCAACTTGCTTCGGAGAGGATTTAGACAGTTGGGTAAATCAGTTTGAGGTTTACCGGCTTGGCGCTGTGGCCGCTTATGGCTCTGTCACGTTCAACCGCTTTTCAGCCCTCGCGGCTGCAACCTTTGTACCTGTGGGCACACTGGTTCAAACTGCGGACGGTTCGCAAATCTTCGCGGTTATCGCAGACGACGCGCTACCCACTTGGGATGCAATCAATAACGGCTACACGATTGCTCTAGGCGTTACGTCCGTTTCGTTGCCGGTAATGTCAACGTCTGCCGGTAGCTCTGGCAATGTCGCGGCTGGCCTTATTGCTCAAATGTCGGGAACTAGCGTTTCAGCAATCGACTACGTTAGCAACCCGGCTGCAATGAGCGGCGGGGCAGACGCAGAAACCGATATAGCCCTTAGAGCGCGCTTTATCGCCTTTATCAACTCGCTTTCTAAGGGAACGGTTGGGGCTGTCGGCTACGCCATCTTGTCGCTTCAGCTTGGCGTTAACTACTCCGTTGTCGAATTTCAGAGCTATGCAGACCCTACGGTTACAATCCCCGCCTATTTTTACGTTGTGATTGACGATGGAACCGGAGCGCCGCCTAGCTCGCTTCTCGCTTCGGCTTGGGCTGCGGTTAACGCCGTTCGCGCGGCTGGCGTCCAATTCTCCATATTTGGGCCTACAGTTACGCCGGTTACGGTTGCCGCTACTATCGCCATTGCCCCCGGTTATGACGGGCCTACCGTTATCGGCCAAGTTTATCAAGCGATTTACACTTTTGTAAATGAATTGCCGCTAGGCGCTGGCCTTGACTATTTGCGGCTTGCGCAAATCGCCTATGATGCCTCCCCCGGAGTTTCGAGCGTTACCGGGCTGCTCCTTAACGGGGGCGTTAGCAGCATTGCCGGTAGCAAAATCAGCGTTATCAAGTCGTCTAGCATTGGGGTTGCCTAATGGCTACGCAATTCGACTTTAACCTAGACTTTAATTCCGACTTTAATAGCGGCGAAGCTTACCTTTCGCCCGCTTTCTTACAGAATGTGCTAACTCGCCTAAAGGGCGCTATGCCCCCTTGGTTCCCTTACGTTGCGCCTATAAAAGACGCCGTGCTTACTGGCATGGCGAACATATTTGCCGATTGCTATTCGGCTTTTATGGACGCTAAGGCGAATATGAGGATACCCACAACTACGGGGGCGTTCCTTGACCTTACCGCTTTCGACTTTTTCGGCTCTAGCTTCCTGCGGCAGAAAAACCAAGCGGACCCGGCTTTCGCGGCTGCTATCGTCAAAGAGATTTTTCGCGAGCGTGTGACACGCAAGGGCATTGTGCAGGCTGTAGCGGACGCCACGGGCGGGCAAGTGCAAGCCTTTGAACCCTTCAACATTAAAGACTGCGGAGGCTACGGGCAGGGCCGGTTCTACGGTAAAGCCGGGCGCTACGGAAACTATGCACTTCGCGGGCAAATGTTCATTGACGTAATAATGCCGATTAACGATATTGGCATTGCGTTGAATGGTTACGGGCAAAAATACGGAGGCTATGGCATAAGCCGTAACGTCTATATCTATGAGACGGCGCAAACCGGCTTCGCCTCGCGCCTTGACGCCTTTAGGGCTGTCCTTAACACTAAAGCAACCGGCATTGCCTGCTATGTCGGCTTTGTCAATACGTTTACGCCTGTCATTCCGTACTGGCTCTAAGGAAACAACGATATGGATAGGAATTTTGTCTACGACGCTGCGCTAGGCCAAGCTATCGACATTCTTGCGCCGCAAGTCAACGCTATGTCATCTGTTAGTAAGTTCGCTGAAGCTTTGCTTGCCTTGCCAGCTAGCGCAGCGGCAGGGCTTGGTTGTATTCCTTCAACGCCCCCGGCGCTTACCGTGCAAGTCTTGCCGGGGCAGCTTTACGCTACCGAAACCGTTGACGCCGTGGCGTTTGGCGACGTGGGCACGAATAGCAACGCACTGCTTAAGCAGTTCGTTACGTGGGCTAGCAAAACCCTATCCTGCCCTGCCCCTACCACAACGGGCTTTTCTATCAACTATTTGATTGAAGCGCAGCCTGCGGAAGTTGACGGCGATCTAGAAACGCTCGAATATTTCAACCCGGCTATCGCTACAGACCCCTCCGCCCCCGCTTGGTCTGGCCCGAACAATACCGGAGCGCAACAGCCTACGACGCGGAAAGCAACCCTTAACATTACGGCTAAAGCTGGCGTTCCGGCTGCGGCTGGAACCCAAGTAACGCCTGCCCCCGACGCGGGTTATTTTGGTCTGTGGGTTGTTACTGTCACACAGGGGCAGCTTACGATTACGTCCGGTAATATTTCCGGCTACCCCGGCGCTGTGTTTATTCCTAACTTGTTTAATTTGCTTCCACTTTCGGGCGGCACTATGACCGGGCCGCTTACCGCCCCTGCCGGGTTTAAGACTATCGTTGCCGGTTACGTGGCTGCTATAACCCTAACAGATGCGCAGTCCGGCCAATTCTTTGAGTTTGCGGGTGGGTCTCCGTATAACGTAACTATGCCGAATGATAGTGGCACATATGCGACGCGATATACAGGAGTTGTTACTAGCGGCGCGACCATTACACTCGTGTCCTCTGCGCACAATTTCCTAATCAATGGTGTATACGCTCCGTCATTTTCGCTCCCTAGTAACACGTATTTTGATATTATTTTCGACGGCGCTATTTGGGTTGGCTTTGCCTGTGGCCCCGGTATATACGCGACACTATCGGCCCTTAGTGCTGTTGCGGCTGCGGCGCAGCCGGTTATTCTAACAATGTCGTCAAGTATTGCCGCGTCTAACGGCGTCAATACGACAATAAACACGCTAACGGGGGCAAGTAGCGCCGCACTTTCCGTAGCATCGTCGGCAGTAATAGCCTTAGTCGCAGGGACATATCAAATCAATTCGTCCTTGTCTAGTCAGGTTACAACGTCCGGGGCAGCAAACCCCTTTGACGCAATGTCGATTAGCAAAAATGGCGTAGGAATAGCGTCCAATTCTGCTACCGGCGCTGTAGGCGGGGCAACGTCAAACTACGGCATGACTTCATCCACTTCGGCTCTTGTTACCCTTAACATTGGCGATTATATCACGATTACGGGAAATACGGGCTGTGGAAGCAATTTTGTCTCCGCAGATTTCAATGCAATAAACTTCTCTATGTATCGGGTAGGACCATAAGAACATGACAAAGACATATGACTTTATCTCGGCTCTTGCCTCCCTAACCGGCAAGCCCCCTGAAGATTTCACGGGCTTCAGCGCGCTTGCGCTGATAGCTCAAGACGACGCCGGAACTTTGTCAATTACGCATTGGGATACGTCGCTTGGCGCTATGCCAACCATTGAAGCCCTAATCGCTCAAGCAACGGTTACAACCGTTGCACAGCTTCGCGCCTATGCCATTGATAAAGTTAGCCGCTTGCTCGCGCATACTAGAGCTTACCACGTTGACGGTCTTACGCTAATGTCAGACTGCACAGACGGCTCTATTGCGAGGCTTAACGCGCTTCTGATGTGGGGTTCGTTTAACGATGCCATTACCGCTAATTGGGTTGACAACGATTATAACGTTACCGCGCTTACTGGCGCGCAATTCGTTGCTCTTGCTCAAGCTGTTGGCGCTTACGGGCAATCTCTCTTTAGTGCAGAACTTACCGCCGTGCTTGCCTCTATTGCAGACGGAACGATTACTACAACCGATCAAATTGACGCTTACGCTTGGACTGAATAAACGCTTACTGGAAAGCTTAAGCGAATGTGGCCTAAAGAGAATGTTGCAGAGCTAAACGCCTTCTATGGCAACCCCACAGGAACCAATGGGGAAGCAGCCCCCGCGTGGCAGGCTAAGAACCTAGTTGCTTGGGTTCCGCCGTACCCAATGTTTTATAGCGACGCGCACAAATCGCCGCTTCATTCTTTGCGAGTGCATCAAAAGTGCCATGAAGCTTTTGATGCCGCATTCCTTGAAGTGCTTAAGACCTTGGGTTATGAGTATATTAAAGCTCATAGGCTTGATATTTCGGGCGGTACTTTCTGCTATCGCGTACAGCGCGGAGGCTCAAGGCTTTCTGTTCATTCTTGGGGCTGTGCTATTGACATGGACCCGGCGCACAATCCTTTCCCTAAGCATTGGGAAGCCGGGGTTGGTATGCTTGATAAAGCTTTTGTTGCTGTATTGGTCAAGCACGGTTTCGACTGGCGAGGCAAACAAGGCGACAATGACAGTATGCACTTGCAGTTATGCAGGCATTAAGCTTTAAGCTTACTATTGCGTAAGTCGCTTTTATTGCCATAATACACGAGCGCCGCTTGAAAGAGCGGCGTTTTTGTGTTTAAGCTGTAGCGCCCTGCGGAGACTGGCTGTAGGGATACGAGCGCCGGGCCTTTTTGAGCCTTCCGAGGCCCGGCGCTCCGATCTACACGCGGAAAGCTCGCCTACAAGGAAGGGTTCACAATGAATTTTCTGTCTTACGTTATTGATTACGGCCCGGTTGCCGTAACCGCCGCTGCGGCTGCTATGGCTGTTTTGCCGCAGGGCAAGCCCGGTTCTACTTGGGATAGCGTCCGATCTGGCGTTAACTTCCTCGCCATGAACTTCGGCAACGCCAAAAACGCCCGCAAGCTCTAATGCGTGGCCTGTCGGCTATCCTGTCGGCGCTCAAGGCGCTGTTTAGCTTGCTAGGCATGTTCCAAGCTGAAGCAGGCCGCAGGGCGGGGCGAAGCGAGGTTCTAAGGGCCGACGCTCAAGCCCTCGCCAAAGCCGAAGCGAAAGTTAGGGCCATTGCGGCGAAGGGGCAAACCGATGCGGAAACTGTGGGCAGTCTCGATAGCGGCAAGTTTTAGTCTGGCTGTGGCGGGCTGCGCCGGGCCTAGCGCCCTGTACTGCCCCCCGCTGAAGGGGTACGCCCCGGCAATGCAGACGAAGCTTGCTGGCGAGTTCCCTAGCCTGCCTAGCGAGGCCCGCACGATGATAAACGACTACGGCCTTTTGCGCCGCGAGTGCAGGGCGATCAAAAACTAAGGGGGCCTAGACGCCCCCTTTCTCATACACAAATGCAAGGGCTAGGGGTTATGGATTTTGCTTCGGTTGTATCGGCAGCTTGTGCCGTTAGCTTGGTTCTAATTGCTGTTGGCACAAACCTTGTTAGGATTGGACAGCTAACCAATAAAGTTACAAACGCGGAAATTCAGCTAGCCTCTATGGAAGGCGAGCTTGAACGCGCGAAAATGGCAACCGTTGCACTCGCTGCTAAAATGAGTACCGAATACGTCCAACATTCCACAATGGAAAAGCTTGAGACAAGCGTTAACGTTAGTATCACGCGGTTGTTTGACCGCATGGACAACGGATTTAATCAGCTTGGCAACCGGATAGACAACTTATTGCAGGCTAAGCCTAACGCTTGATTTGGTAGCCGGTTTTCGTCTTGGTTACGACTTCCGGCCATTCGCCAAACTTGGCGCGGTAACAGGACGCAAGGTAGAAGCCCCGCGCTAGCTTGATGAGCCAGCAAGCGGTTCTAACAACCACGAGTGCGGCGATTACCATAACCGCAGCCCCTACCCCATAGACCCAAAAAATAATCCATCCGTACATTAGCCTTGCTCCAATAAATCAGCCAAGTCCCTTAGGCATTGCGCCTGCGTCCGCTTGTCGTCTGTGCCGTAAACGTCAACATAAGTAGCGCTAATCGTCCTAGCCAAATATGCAGCGGTATCAACGGCAAGCTTGCGGCCTAGCTCCACCGTCAAGCTAAGTTCTGTCTCGCACTCCGTTTCTGCAATGGATAATTTGACCGCTTGCCAGCAACCGCCCACAAAGTTCGCCGCGCCAAAGTTCAAAGCGCCTCGCGCTATAACTGGCTTGCGCCCGCCTCTCTTGGTAACTTTTGCATAGTGCATCTTATGCCGCCTTCCTGTGGTAAGCCTTTTCGTAGCGCGAAAACGAAAAGTGCCCCTTTGCCGTTACGCTGGCTTCTACGCGCGCTTTAAGCTCTGCGAAGGTCAAGCCGATTTTGCATGTCCCCAAGTCGTTCTCGTTAACGCCGGGCAAATCGGCAATGTAGCGGGCAACTTCGCACAGCGCAAAGCCCCTGCCCTCGCCATCATAGGACCGCTTGAAGCCCCATTGCGGAGCGCCGTTTGCGTCTGCGGTAATCCAACAGCCGTTAGCAAGGCCCATGCCGTGTCGCCCGTCAACCCATTGCGTATTGATGTAAATACGGGTTTCCTTGGTTGTCGGGTTAACCCAAACGTTGAGCTTCAGGTTTTTGTAAGACATAGCCTTATACCTCAATAACGGTAACACGAACGATAAGCCCCACATCGCGAAGCTGCTTCGCCAAGCGTTCGGCCCCGGCAAGCGTTTTAGGGTTGGAATAGCTAAACGTTCCGTCAAACCATTCGCTTTTAGTCTTATACAGCTTTTTCATCTACGTAACTCCGTTTCGACTAAACCCAACATAGCCGCAACCGTTAGCCCTGTCAATCGCCTCTTTGCATTTAATCCGCTAAGCCCCAATTCGGCCCCCGGCTTTGGTCTACGTTAACAGGGATACGCAGCTTTATCGCGCCTTCCATTGTCTCTTTGATAAAGCGGAACGCCTCGCGCGTTTCGGGGCTATCGTCTCTTACGCTAAAATCTAATTCATCATGCACGGTAATGCGCGGAACCCCTACCGCATCAAACACGCCAGACCGTAAGCAGGCCCGCATACCTGTCTTGATAATATCCGGCTCCGAACCTTGGAACTTGTAGTTAACGCCCCTATACTCATACGCTCGCTTGATCTTGGAGCCATAAACCCTAACCGCTTGCTCTAGCGGCAAAGGCGTTGAGCGCCCGTAGCCGTCTGGCTCAAACAATGGGAACCGGACGCGCCGCCCTAGCAGGGTTCTCACATAACCAAACTCTTGCACTTCGCGCCCGATTGCTGCCATTGTCGCTTTAACGTAAGGCGCTCCGCTGTGGTAAGACTTGAAAAACTCTTTAGCTTGTTCGCCTGTCAACCCTGCACTATAGGCCAAGCTCTTTTCGGTTTGCCCGTATAGAAGCCCGAAGTTGACGTTTTTAATCGGGCGGCGCTTCTCTTTGACAACCGCCGCGTCTGTTGCATCCCATCCCATTAGCGGCGCAACGTTATTAAAAACGTTTAAATGGTAATCCATGTTTTTATCATTGCGGTAGCTTTCGCGCAAACGTTCCGCGCTACCGTCGCCAGCGTCAACCGCGTAATGCGCAAGAATACGATAATGGATTTGGCTGTAATCATTCTTTTGCCAGCAAAAATGCCCCGCATCATGCGTAAACGCCTGCCTAACCTTTTTGCCTAACGCCGTGCGGCTAGGTATATTCTGCAAATTAGGATCGGAGCTAGCAAACCGCCCTACCATAGTTCCGTTTTTGTCGCCTTTCAGCGGGTGAAACTGTGGGAACAACTTACCGTCTACGCTCTTGTCGATAATGTAAGACTGTAGAAACGTACCGACAATCTTTTCGTGTTCGCGTATATCGTTCACAAGTTCGCCTAAAGGATGCTCAAGAGCTTTAAGCCATTCCTTTTCAAAGCTTGGATTACCTATTGCGTCCGCGTCTTTTTCTTGCATAGCCCTCGTAGGTTTGGCGCGCGGATAAGTTATGCCCACAGTATCAAACAACCTAGCGAGGTTCGCGGTTGAGCAACTTTCGAGCGTAACGCCGTATTCGTGTTTAACTCTGGCGTAGAGGGCCGCAGTTTCGATTGTTAGCTCGTGCTTCATTTGCTCTGCTTTGGCTACGTCCACCGTAACCCCTTCGCGGCGCATACGCACAAGCAAGGGGATTAGATCGTTCTCAAGCCTGAATAGCTCTGTAAGTTCTTGTTTAACAAGTTCCGGCCATTGCCTATCAATAATATCGAGCGGTAGGAAAGCATCTGCTTCGGCGTAGGGACCGACAAGGCAAGGCGGGGCGCGATAAATGTTCGCGCGAGTTTCGCGCTCTGGCGTCGCAGGGTAGGCGCTCCTAAGCCATGCGTAAAGCTCGCTTGTTACCTTGCCTTGGCGTAGGTACTTATGGGCTAGCACGTCAAGAGCCACTAAGGCGTTTTCGTCAATAAGCGCCTCTGCAAACTGGCAATCGTAGAGGTCGCCATTTACAAAAATGTTTTCCTCCGCAAGCCAACCACAATCGTAAAGAAGGTTGGCCCCTACCTTCGGGGTAGGGGTTTCAAGCTGTTCCTTGAGCCAGCCTAGCGTCTGGCGTGGGTCAAGGTTATCTTCGCCGCCTACCTCGTGGCGCAAAGGGAAGTACCAATTACCCCTATTGCCCGTGCGATCTTGGGCCGCTAGAGACACGCCTACAATGTGCCCCCGGCCCCGCGCCCAACCCGGCCCGGCTGTGGTCAAATCAGGATCAAAGGTTTCTACGTCAAACCCGATAGCTCGCGCCCCCGATAAGTTGGGCAAGGTTTGCGGCGGTTTCCAACCCGTAACAGGTATGCGCGGCAACTCGCGCAAGCTGGCCTTTTTGCGGAGCGTAAAGGCTTCCTGATTAAAGAGGTTCAAAGCTTATCCTACAAGTTTAAGGCGAAGGCGTACAGCTTCCGACGCCGAATTGCGAGCGTAGCCCTGCGTAATCGCAGCCCTAGAGAATTGGCCCGCGTCGTATTCTGCGGCGCTTTGTTTGTGCCAATGTGCGGCGGTTTCAGCCTCCAAATTACACATTTGGATTATGCCCCACTGTGCGCGCTTGGTTGCCTTGCTGATAGCCATTTCCGTAATCCCGGTTGCGTTCAACTGAAGCCAACATAAGGCTAGCGTTCGCGTATGTCAACAGCTAATTCTAATTGCGTACCGTTACCAAAGCCGCGCGAACGCCAGCCCCACTAAAATACATTATATCTTGCGTCAAATCGGCTTGCGTTACAAGCCCAGTAAGCATCCCCATACGCTTAGCGTTAAAAGCGGGGCCTTCAGCTAACCCGGAAATTTCGTAGTTAGCCCCTTGTCCTAGGTTGCCGTCCGTCTCTGTCGTAATGCGGCCCTCGCACAGCTTGAGCGTATCGCGATTAGCGAAAGGCATTAGAGCTTCAATAGCTTCAAAGAACTTAGGCGGCAACGCATCAAACCGGGCCGGTTTTTCCAAAATCAGCCGATAGTTAAGATATTGCTCGCCATAGAGCTTCGTCTTAAACCAAGCGTGGGGGCTAAACCAAAAGGTAACGCTACTTTCGCTGTAGCCGAAGCCCACAAGTGGCCGATTGATGCGAAGCAGCGCAGAGACGGAACTTTTCGGCAAGAGCAAGCCGGGCGGCAAATCAACGCCGTGCCAAGCCTCCACCAAAATAACGCTATCCGTCGCCACGCAAGAGCCAGCCTGAAGCAGCACAGAGCATGTAACGACGCGGGGGGCGCTATCCTGCACAAAGGCCCCTACGACCTTCAGGGCGTCTTTAACCCTATCGTCTATGACCGCAATACAAGCGTCTGGCGTGACTTCAGGGAACACATCGGCAGGCAGGCATGGAACAACGGCGCGAAAGCCCCCGGAGCGGATTGACAGGCCGCTAGGCGTCTGCGTAATCGAATGAGAGGCCCCGACGCGGGCCATAGCGGCGGCAAGTTGCGCCCCCTGTGGGCAGGCGCTTAAATCTTCCTCTATGGCGTGGCCTACCGATTTAATGCCGTCTGTAGCCGTAAGCCAGCCGTCATGCACTTGCACGAACTTCGCAAAATCGTCGCCACCTTCTTTATAAATGCCAGCCGCGAACTTGAGCGCAGCCGCAAGCGGTATCTTGCCTGTAGCCGGTATTTCGACGGGCTTATCTTTGTTGCGACGCGGAGCCATTTGTTAAACCTTGTTCAAGCTGCAACCGTAGCTCGCGGAGCTTCGCCGTTTTTAGTTCCTGCTTAATCGTGCGGTACTCTACAAGCTCTATGCGTTCTTTCGAGCGGCGGGTACGAGTATTAAGGTTGTAGCAGTCTTTGCACTCCTTACGGTACCCATCGCGGTTCTGCTTCTGTTTGTAAAACTTACGAGCGGCCTTTTCTTCGCCGCATTGCTTGCACGTCTTAAACATTTTCGGTTAACTCCAAAAACTTTAGACGCGGCAGGCTAACCGGGGCGCGGTAAACTTGCGATGATGCGAAGCCCCACGTTTTCCGATTATCGTCTTTATCGTCCTCACAAGCTGGCGCAACGCCGGGCACTCGTTCGGGCCGGTTGCATTGCCGGTTTTCGTTGCCTCGCGTGGTATTATATAGCCAAGACTGTCTTACGGTAGGTCCCTTGTAATCCTTTGGCATTGCCATGTTTTAGCCTCCGTCAAAAAGGAATGTCGTTTGTATCGTCGTAATTATCGCAGCCGTTCGCAATGATGCGAGCGGGGGGCCGCTGCTTATAGCGTTTGCAAATTTCGCTAGGTTCGTCAAAGCCTACGCAGTTAATGCAAGAGCGGAACAAGTCGGCATGTTTTACGCCTTCAAATATCCTCCCGGCTAGGTCTTTCCATTCGGCTTTTCGGATTGTCGCCTTACCCATTGTCTTTAGCTTCCTCTGGCTGGCCTAAGTCACAACCGCTATCGTGCGTCGTAAAGGTACTATAGCCTTCAACCATTTGTTGCAGCATGGGCGGTAGCTCTAAGCGGCAGTTGCCCTTAAGCTTAAGCTCTGCTTCCTGCACAGGCCAGCCGCTAGGGCTGTAAAATTTGCAATCTCTGCACTTCATTTACATTACTCCAAAATCATAGCCCACGACTTCAGGCCATTTTTTGTTAACCCAAACCTTAACCCGCTTAGGCGCTCTTACGTGTGCGATATGCGTTAACGCTTCGTCAACGTTTTTTGGTTCCCAAGCCGTAGGGAACCTAACCCGCCACCAATTTAACGCCTTGCTCCTTACCGGGCCTGTATGGTCCAAGCATACATATTCGTTAAACATTTGCAAGCCGCAAAAATAGCTAACCTTTATCATAGCCGGGCCTGTTGGCGTCCGCTTGCCTTCGGCGTCTTTGACGCTCTTTTGATGCCGGCTATACAGCACTCGAATAATATCGAATGTTTCGACCTCTGGCTGGCTGTCTTTAAGCAATTCGTCGCTTGAAGCTCTGGCAACTAGCTTTTCCTGAAACTCAAACGGAGCGCCGCAGACCGCGCAAACTGGAACGCGCGTATGGTTGTAGCAGCCGCAGTTTTCGCAGATTTTAACAGGAACTTCGCCCCCGCCCTTTTCGCCCGGCTTTTTCGGGATAACAGGATCATCAACCGGACCTAACCGCCGTGTGTTAGCTGCGAAGTCTAGCACTAAGCAGTTTTGCTTACCCGTCGCAGGGCTTGGGCGCATACCCCGCCCTATCATTTGAACGTGCAAGCTCGCGCTCATTGTGGGCCGCAGACCAATAATCAAATCAATAGGCGGGTGATCCTGCCCGGTTGTAAAAATGCCGTTGTTAGTTAAGCATCTATATTCGCCGCGCTTAAACGCCGCTATTCTCGCGTCGCGCTCATTGCCTGTAAGCTTTGAGTGTACGCTAACCGCGCTAACCCCAAGGCTCTGCAACATTTCCGCAACATGGTCCGCATGTTCAATAGACGCACAGAAGGCAAGCCAGCAATTCCGATCATAGCCTAGCTCTAACGCCTCTTTGAGCGCCTTATATGTCACGTCATGTTTATCAACCGCAGCCGCTAGTTGCGTTGCGTTAAATTCGCCCTGCCTTATGCCCACAGTAGACAAGTCAAGCTCTGTGCTAGTCCTTCGCGGTATTGGGGGCATAAGAAAGCCCTCCGCGATGAACCTCGCAAACCATTCCGGCGTTGTGTAGTCGGCTGCAACATGCGTAAACATTGCGGGCTTAGTCACGCCTTCGATAACAATATCGTCCGTTAATTTGCCCTGCCCCAAGCGCCAGCCGGTAGCCGACAGGCCAACAATACGCAGCCAAGGGTTCACAGCCCTAAGCGCGTCAATAATCTTGAAATACATAGCCGTTTCGTTCAAGGACACTAAATGAGCTTCGTCAACTATCAAAAGGTCAATACGCCCGAACAGTTCAATCTTTTTAACTACGCTGGCAACGCCCCCGAACGTAATAGGCAACGTGTGGTCTTTCTGCCCAAGCCCGGCAGAATAGAAGCCGTATGGAGCGCCCGGCCAAAGAGCCTCTAGCTTGCTGGCGTTTTGTTCTATTAGCTCTTTGACGTGCGTAAGGATCATAACCCGCTGATTAGGGTAAGACCGAATAACGCGGGCGGCAAACGCAGCTATAACAATGGACTTGCCTACGCCTGTCGGCATTAAGCAGAGCGGGTTAGCCGCTTGAGGCGTACCGTCGCGGTTCACGCCATGCTCTGCAAAGAATTGCCAAAGCTTTTCTTCGGCCTCTAGCTGGTAATAGCGCGGAACTAGCATTTCGCTGCCTTGACTTTACCAAGCTTAAACACTTTTGCGCATTTTGGGCAGGTTGCTGTTCTGTCTTTATGGATTACCCAACCCGCTTGCTTAGCGTTCTTATAGGCGTCTTTCTTATCCTCGCAAGAGTAGTTATGCGGAAACTCCGCGTGTTTGTGTTCTGCGTTCTTGTAGCTGCAATAAAGGTCTAAGCTATACCCTGAAGCTATAAATTGCGGCGATGCTTTGCGGGTAAGCATTATCTTATTTCCTTATGGTTTTCACAGCCTTTAGCTATAAACTCTTTCGGAATATTTTGCCCGTACACTTCGCAAAACCATTCGGCGTTAGCTACCGGCTTGGCAGAAGCGCAAGAGCGGCAGTTAATTGCGTAGGGCTTATCGTTGTGGCACTGGCCCGCGAAGTCGCACATTTTGCAAGCATAGTAGGTAGGCGACTGCGACAGCTTTACCGGCGCTCTAGTGGCCTCTACAATGTCTGTTGCCTTACGTATGGCGTCCTCCGCAACGCGCGGGTCTAGCTGCACAATTTCGACGTGTAAATCATCGTCGTTTTTGTTCGTGCAGATATAGAGGGCGTATCTATAACCAAGCCCGGCTCCATAGACGCACATTTGCGTGTAATGCACTGGCTTTGCAATCTTAACGCCCTTTTCGCAAAGCTCCTTAAACTTCGCGCCGGTTCCGCTTGTCTTAAACTCCGAAAGCATTGGAGGAATAGCGAAAGGTATGTCTGCAAAGGCTAAATGGTTTTTGCCGTCCGTAGAGCCTCCGAAGTGCCCCGCAACGGCGCTAACCCGAAACTGTTTTCCGTTTTCGTCTACGTCGCGAACTTCAGCCCCTATGCCTCGCAAATATTCGTTAAATCTATGTTCCTCTAAATGGCCTCGCTGAAAGAGGCGTTGCATACGCCCGCTATGCACAACGTAGTGAACCCAACGGAACCCGTACCATATGGCGCGGTTACATTCGCCGCCAACCATAGAGGCGCCCAAATGCGAGCGCGGCCCGTCATCATAGGCCCTAATGCAATAGGCTTCTATTTCGGTTTTGACGCGGTAGGTTAGGAGGTTGATTTGCTCGCGCGTTAATTCAGCTTCGGGTAGCATTTGCAAGCGCCTCTTTTAGCAGGCGTATTTTAGCCAGCCGGTTAATGGATAGTTTGCGCAATCGGCTATTCTTTTCGAGCAACGCCCATTGCGACAACTTAGCTAAGTGTAACTGTCGTCTAATTTGTGCAACGGTTAGCTCTTGGGTTTCCATAGCGTAAGCATACCTTCAATTATGGCGAGCGTTTCAGCTTCGCTCATGTTCGTATTCGCATAGCATGTTTTGCCATCATGGGCGAATATTACGACGCCTATAGGCGTTTCAAAATCAGAGCCTAGCGTTTCCGCCGTTGCCTGTACTATTGTAGAAAGAACAGCGTCGGCGCTTGCTTGCTTTTTCTCTGGCGACATTACGTTAACCCCGAAGCGGCCCGCCCTAAACTGTGGGCGGGCCTAGTTCACGCGCCAGACTTAGACAGCCGGGGCGGGTTCCGCAGCCGCAACGGGTTCAACCGGAGCGGGGGCAACAGCCGCAGTAAGGGCCGACGAATAGCCCGCAAGGTTAGTCGTAACGGTATCAAGCGCCGACGAAGCAGCCGCAAGGGCCGCAGTATCGGTATTAGCGGGCGAAGCAATCGCCGCCGCAACCTGTGCGCGCAAGTCGTTGATAAGCGACAAATCAGCGTCAAGCGCGGAAACGATGCCAGCAACCGCGCCACCAAGAGCAACCTGTTCGGCCTGCAAGGAAGCAACCGAAGCGTTAAGGGTTTCAATATCAGCCATAAGTCTAGTTACCTTTATGTTAAGAGCCAAGAGGCCCATTGTGGAGACGACATTGGAAAGATTACTATTAGACATTTAACCGCCCTTTCCGCCGTAGCGGTTAAAACTGTTGGCGCGTTGCTATTGATAAGCTAACGCGCGCCGTTCCTGCTTTCGTAATTCCAAGTTTGCGGGCCGCTCCAAAGGACAAGTCAATTTCGCGGCCTGTCGATTGCGCGGGGCCTCTGTCATTAACACGCACAATAACACAGTTATTGCGGATAGTGCACACGTTAACGCGAGTGCCGAAAGGCAAAGACCGATGCGCAGCCGTAAGCTCGTGCGGCCTAAATACTTCGCCGTTAGCTGTATGCTTTGCAAGTCTTTCGCCGTGGCCGTAGTATGATGCGAGAACACGCCCATGTTGCTTACTCTTTGCTTTAACTGGTAGACTGTGGCAGACGATAACGCCCGCCACAGAAAGCAAGACTAAACGACGCAATTAGCGCGGCCCCCACGGCGGAGCGCCCGCGCCAGCCCCCGGAGCTTGCTGCCAAGCCGGAGGCGCTCCATTGATAGGAGGGGCAACCGGAGCGGCAGGCGCGGAAGGTTGAGCGCCCCAAGCCGGGGCCGCAGGCGCAACCGGGGCCTGTTCGGTAGGCTGCGGAGCGCCCCAAGCGGGGGCAGGGGCTACAGGCGCAACCGGAGCGCCCCAAGCCGGGGCCGCAGGCTGCGGAGGCTGAGCAATCGGAGGGGCCATAGGTGCGGGGGCCTGCGGAGCGGCGAACGCCGGGGGCGGGGCCTGTGTAGCCTTGCCCGGCTCATTTCCGCCCCCGTCAAACACACGCTTAACTTCGGTATAACCGCCCGGCTCTTGGCCCTTCTGCAAACCTACTTCGATTTGCAGGCGAGCATTACGAAGCGCCGCAGCTTCGTTGTTAAAATCAAGCTTGTAAACGCCGGTAGCGTGGCACAGGGCCGAAAGCTGGCGCTGTGCGATTTCGACGGCTTGCGCCGAAGTCGAAAACAGGTTGTAGCGGTTGACGATAACGCCAGCTTGCGTCGTCAATTCAATGGCGAGATACCCGCCGGTATTGTCCTTGTTTGCCTTAATTTCCGTCTTGGAAATGTAGGCCGGGAACTTGCCCACGGGATGCGTAGGCGTCCCTTGTGTCGGGTCAAACTGTGTAGCATCGAAAGTGCCGTTAAAGCCGCTCATTTTGTGCGCTCCGAATTTGGGCCGCAGCCCTTGTTACCGCTTACGCGGCGATTTTGGCGAATATGCTAGCCAAATTTGCTTGCTCTAGCGGGTCAAGCGCCCCGCTTCTGTCCTTTGCAACGCTTTGATTATCAAGCTGCGTTTGTAAGGCGGGGTATTGCTTACCGTCTGCCCCTATGACGGAAATAAGCCGGAAAACTTCGTCAAAGAGATATGGGAGTGAAGGCCCCATTTTGGAGCCGGGCATGGAAGGCTGAAATAACATTCCGCCGTTAGCGTCGTCTCTGCTAAATTCCTCTTTGCAGGAAAAATAGACGTTACGGCCCGGCAAATCGCGAAAGTCTTTTACGATGCCTGTTAGCTCCGTTATTAGCGCCCCGTATGCTTGGCGCGGGTCTTTGGTTTTCGCCAATTCAGCCTTAAGCACTACTTCGCCTATTTCCGTAATGCTGTCAAGGCATAACGTCTGAAATTGCCTTGCCTCATTCGACTTTTTCGCCCAATCGTAAACTTCGCGGAGCTTCGCCATTGTCGTAACTTCGATATATGGCAGATTGAGCTTGCGAAGGGATAAAAGGCCCCCTTCGGCTGAAAAGATAATAGGGCTAGGGGCCGTTGCACAAAGGCGGGTTTTGCCCGCCCCGGCCCTGCCATACGTCAAGACCTTTATTCCCTGCTTAGCAGATAGGCCATTCGTTGATTGAATTTGGATAGCCATATCAATTCCAAACGATTGTTATAGTGCCAGACGCTAGGAGCGCGATAAGCGAAAGCGTAAACGACGCGAACGCCATAAACGCAAACACGCTGAAGTTGTTTGCAGATTGGTACGCATTGCGGAGCTTGACCAAATCGCCGCGTCTTACAGCTACAACCCCGACAACGCCACAATCGCTATCAATAAGCACGTTATCAAGCCGGGCTAGTTCGGGGGCTTTCATTGTCATGCGCCCACGTTAACTTTGAGCCAATCGGGCACGGCAAACGCAACCGCCCCGGCTTCGTCGTAAAGATCATAAACGTAAGGCCGCAACGCGGGAAGCGCAAACGTCGCGATGTACTCCGCAGCCTTCGGCCTTGCGGCAGTCTTGCCTTCTGCATTGACAAAATCAATGCGCGGCTGTTGAGCCAACAAATTAGCCCGCTTGTTTATGCAGACGGTTAGCGCCGCTACCGTAAGGTCGCAACGCTTCGCGGCCCGGCTCAAATAGCCCGTATATGCAAGCTTTCCGTCTGCATGAATGTTAACAATCCGTTCCGACATTGCAAAAGCCTTCCGATTGAATTTTGTGGCAGTGAGGGGCTTACGCCTGCCCGCCCCTCTAGCCAGTCCGTTAGCGTTCGGGCAGGGGAACCCTAACGGGTTTACTTCTTAGCCTTCGGCTCTACCAATTCGAGCGTAGGCAAACCGGGCGAAGTTGTCAGAACCGCGTCAATGATACGCTTGTACGGGCTGTCTGCCGAAAGAGACTTATATTCGGTTACGCTAAGCGTGGGTTTCCAAGAGACAAGACGCTCTGCAATAAACGTTCCTTCGTTGCCCAACGTCTCAAGAACGCCAAGCGCCTTTTCCGTAGCGCCGTCTTTGTTATTCAGGTTATAATTGATCTTGCCTACGCCCTTGAGCTTGTAGCCCTGCCCAAGTTCGTAATTGTCCGTTCCGACTAAGCCAGCCGGAAACGTGATGGCGAACAGTTCGTTACGCAGAGCGGCTTCAGTTTCCTTAGCCGCTTCAAGCGCCTTTTTGCTTACCTGCCACATTGCGGTTAGCTGGCTAATAGCCGTATGACGGTCTGCAATAAGGTTGTTGGGTTGAGCGTTCATGTACGTAATGCCTTAGCTCGTTTCGATGCACTCTTATATGCCGATTACGTTTCACCCGTCAAGCGGCATTTTGCTAAAATTTTCGGGGCATTGCTAAAATTTTCGCTTGCCATGCGCGGCGGGGTACGCCTAGAACGTGACAACCACAAACGGAAGCTTCGCAATGAAAATTTTAGTACCTAGCAGCCGACTTGCCCCTATAACGCAGGAACTTTTACGTAATAGGCCCCAAGGGCTTACGCTCGTTCAAATCGCCAAGGACACGGCTTTAACCCTTGCTTGGCTTCAATATTTTGTCTCTACCCCTAAGCGCGACGCAGCCGCTAGCCGCGTTGAAACGCTTTACGAGTATCTTACAAAAACCAAGCTTGATTTGGTTCCGCCCTCCGGTTCGTAAGCCTGCAAATCACGCACTTACGGAAAAGCCGGGGGCCAATGTTTAATGCTCAATCTTGACGCTATACCCACAGAGCTAAAGGCGTTTCGCGCTTGGATTGTCTGGCGTTCCGTTACGGAGCCGGGCACTTTTAAGCCTACGAAAAAGCCTTACAATCCGCTAACCGGGCGCTTGTGCGACCCGACAGACCCTAGCCAATGGTCTAGCTTCGATATTGCCGCGCAAGTCGCAGCCCGGTATGACGGGCTAGGCTTCTGCCTATCTAGCGCAGACCCTTACACGGTGATTGACCTTGACAACCCTTCAAAGGATGCACAGGGCAACGCGCTAAGCGAGGATGAAACCCGCGACATAATAGCGCAGCACAACGAAGCGGTTTCACGCTTTGA